AAGACGTTTGAGGATCAAATCGCAAGCCGCTTGGAAATCTGTACCCAACCCTTGTCCAAGGCGACCAATGCTTTGTACCTTTTGACGAAGATTGGCCATTCCTTTGAAGCTATGCCACACGGGTTTTGAATCAAATGTTAAAATATGATCCTTGAATGCCTCATTGGCACACTCGCTCCCAAGAATACCAAGCGCTAAACTGACTTCCTTTGGAGTTCCGTCCATTGATCCGCTAAAATCACACATGAAGACGCACTTTCCAAGACCGCCAGATTGGAGCGTTGTTTGACGGATGGCATCCCATTGGCCTTGACGAATCATATCTTCAGTCGCGGTATTGGACACTTCACGGGAAAGCATACTGTCCTGAAGAATTTCATGAACAAGTTCATGCGGCATTACCGTTTGACCACCCTTACTCTTGACCTTTCCTGATTGTACATCAGCAGCATACGTTTCAAAATGCTGACGACATTCATCACGATCTTCATTGTCTATATAACGTGATTCACCATTCTTTTTTGTATTCAAAAAGGCAGATTTACAACGTTTTAAGAGACGACCAGGGACATGGTCCGGTTGAATCTTTGACCACGTTTGTCCACACATGTTAATTTCAGTTGTGGCAAGTTTACGATTCAAGTCAGCAACGGCCTTACGATAAGCACGAAGTTTGCCATCTGATTTTTCAGATATGACATCTGGAAATAGCACATAAGCAAAATGATGTGCTAATGCATCATTTTTACTGCCTTCACGTGGAAGCCATTTCGCAAGTAAGGATGGTTGTTCACTTACTAAATCCTTTGTAAATTGCTCCTTGACAATTGTATCAATTACCTGTTCCACATGGGCATTCTTACATCTCTTCCAGACTTTCCAAAGATCAAACCATGCTCCATACGTGGGTACAAGACGAAGCAATTCATCTGCCCATTCTGGATGGACTTGTAAAATACTGACTATACAATGCGTAAACAAGTCACGCTCACCTTTTCCGCCACGAATATCACGAGTTTGAAATGCCATAACTACGACATCCCTTTGAACTTCGTCAGATTCCTGGAGAAGTTTTGATACAAATCGGTTGATTTCTAAAGCGGGCAAATCTCGCACAAGACTAGTGTAAAAGACAACACGATCGTCTCCTACTCCCGCCTCTGTGTACACATCACTCCCATTCACACCGACTCCAAATTGTTCAGGTTGATTCATTGCAGCTACAAACGACATATTATTGGGTCTATAGAGTGAAAACTTTAAGTTCCGCAAAGAATAGGATGCCATCTCAAAAAGGAGGTGCTTTGTTTGGAAGTGATCCATATGCAAACTATATGACAGAAGGCGGTGTCAATTCAGGAGTTGTTCAATATGTCTATTATTTTATTGGTATTACACTCATTGTTCTTCTTTTGCTTGTGCTTGTAAATTACACAATTACGCCTATTTTTCGCACACGTCCTGGTGGAAAAGGTGTAATCCCATTGCCCGGCACTGATGATTCTTCTTTATTCTGGAAGAATACAAATAACATTTCAGTAATTGCTGATCAGAATACCCCCATCAATTCTAAATCCCAGCTCTACAGCTTTCTGCTAGATATTCAAGTGGATGATCCAACAGCTGCAACAAGTATGCCACGAGTCTTATTTAGCCGAGGAGGTATTGTAACTGCCCCTGAACAACCGTATTCCAGCACAGACACCATTCTAGTACTTAATCCCAGCTTTAATTCAATTGTTTATTTGGATCATTTGACGAATGATCTCCACGTTGCTGTTCAAACATTAGAATCAAATGGGACAAGATCACAAGTTTTGGTAGAAAGTATTATAATTCCAAATATTCCTGTACGAAAGGCAGTTCGTTTAGGAGTGATGGTTGGCGATCGTGTACTTGAAGTTTATATTAATGGGTACTTGGTTCGTAGTAAAACATTTACAAAACCGGTACGAGATATTACAGGTGATATTCAACCACCTGCTGATAATATTCTCTCCCGTGTTGCACGTATTGCAAATCTTCGCATATGGAATCGCCCCTTATCTCCATCAGAGTTCCGTGCTTATGGATCAGCTACTGATTTTGACATGATGCCTGTTGCGGATTCTTGTGGAGCATAACCCACAAGATGATGTCCCCGTCTTATATAGTCCCCAGAATAGATGATGTCACTCTCAGCTATTCTGGTGATAGTGTTTGTCCTTGTAGGAATTATATCACTTATACTTTATTCTGTTCTTGGAACAGTACGTCCATCATTATTGAATGGGTTGAATCCCGAAACAGGTATGATAAGTGAAATGACCAAGATTGGTACAATCAACGATACCCGAGATAAATTTCTAGTTCCCGCTGGCGCAACACTTTCTGTATATGTATACTGCGTCGTCAATAATAAAACACAGGGGCTTGTCAGTGGTCCAGAAGAAGACATTCCAGTTATAAAGATTGGAAATGTACTACAACTCAAGATCATTCCTGGAGGTGTAAGTCGTCCGCCCAAGACTGTCTTATCTATTCGTACACAAGGACCAACTTCACAAGCCGAAACAATTGATCTCATAGATCTTCCACAGCAAAAATGGGTGCAAGTTGTAATTGTTCGTGAAGGCCGTCGGTTTACTGTTTATTATAATGGAAAAGTTGCAGGAAGTCAACGTACACAATATTTCCCAGTCGTAAATTCATCACAATGCACAATTGGTGATAAACGTCTTCGTGGACAATTTGCATTCCCTAAGATTGCTCCTATACCAATGCGCATAGAAGAGGTACGCCAAGATCTTGCTGAAACTTCAAATACACGCCACGAACCAAACATTGCAACATTTTCAATGGGTCTTTCTTTTCCCTCATTGGGTTGCCCGAATGGTCTCTTTTGCTTTAGTACAAGTTCTCCACCAACAACGAATCCATTAAAGGTTTGGAAAAGTCCGTATGCATAGAGTGGAAACAGAATAGTATCTGAACATCTCACAGAGAGACTTCCATGGATTCGTCTGTAGGATTACTTCAACCTTTACGCGCAGTGAGTTCATTAATTTTTGTAATTCTTGCACTCGTTGCATTATACTATATATATAAATTCTTGTTTTCAAAATCTGGTTTGGAAGGTACAACTGTTATGAGTGGTATCAAACCCGCAAATCCGGATGTTGCATACATTACCCGAGCAGATTCTCTTCCGGCGATTTATGAAGGTGGTGAATATTCATTGAATTTTTGGATCTATATCAATGACTATGCCATCAATCGTGGAATGAATAAACATGTAATTAGTATTGGTGGATCAAGTTTCTTGACTCTTGCTGTCTTCCTTGGACCATACAAGAATTCCTTACAAGTACGTGTCCAAACTACAGCAAATACAGGTACAGTTCAGACCGCAAACTCACCCAGTCCCAGCCCAATGAATCAACCAGACGATTTAACAGTCAAAAACTTGCCAACAATCTTTGGAACATTACAAACGGAAGGAAGTTTATTGTCTACATCACGCCCTTGTGATATTTCATCTATTGATCTCCAAAAATGGGTACAAGTAACAGTTATATTGAACAATAAGACATGTGATGTATTCTTGGATGGAAAACTCGCTCGCAGTTGTATATTGCCCTCATTTTATAAGGTTGATCGTAATGGATTGACGTTGAATGTATGTGACTATAAGGGCTTTGGTGGATTTGTAAGTAACGTCGGTGCATACAATTATGCATTAAATCCCGAACAAGTATGGCGTATGTATATGAGCGGTCCTGGTCAAGAATACTCATTGGGCGATTATTTGAAATCATTATTTGACCCAAAAGCAATCGGCGCTTTAGAATACCCGAAACAGAACTAACTTACTCAACACCCTTAATAAATAGTCTTCCCTTCTAAGTCATTTCAATCAAACGATTTAGAAGAGTAGGATAGAGATAGTGGAATGGACACTGGTTACAATACCAACACCCCAGCAGGACCTTTGTCATTTGTACTTGGTACAGGATTTGTTCCGCAAGTATTAATTAGTGCTGCATTTGCACTTATTTTGTATATTATTATGATGAGTGCAGAAATTATCTATAAAAGTTTCAAGGCTGCAACAGGAACACGTGTTCCTATTCTGGCTGCAACAGTAAGTGCAAGCGATAAGCCACGTGAATATATCCAAGACCCAAAAGCCCGCAACTCTGTATTTTTACCCTTGTCTGATAATGAAAGATCAGGTGCTGAATTTAGTTATGTATTCTACTTGTGGGTCAATCCATCAAGTTTCAAACAAGAGGAAGGATTACTCCACGTGATGCACAAGGGAAACCCTTCACCTTACCCATTAATGTCTCCAGGAGTATTCTTGAAGAGCAATACGAATACCCTCCGTGTCTATATGAATTCCAGTAAGACTTGGAATAATTATGTGGACGTAGAAAACCTCCCCTTGAAGAAGTGGGTGCATGTTGGAGTAATTGCACGAGACAATTCAGTGGAGGTCTATATCAATGGAAATCTCGCCAAGAAATTATCTATGGATGGCGCAGTCTTGTACCAAAATTTCGGCAATCTCTATTTGTTCAGTCAACGCCCCTGTATATTAAATAAAACAGTCATTCCTTCATTAGATGTGGACATTTTACAGATTTTTGGAACATATACAGGAAATCTCAGTGCATTGACATATTACAGTTATGCACTCAGTTATACTGAATTACAGACTATTGTTGCACAAGGACCTAGTAAAGAGACAGAAGTCTCTGGAGAAGAAGCGCCCCCGTACTTGGAAGACGCGTGGTGGGTCAATCAATCAAGTAAGTAAATAAAGGTCCAGAATCATCAAACCATTTTTTCCAGCAATAGGCGCTATTTCTGGAAAAGAAGGGCTAAACACAACTCTCAAGCGCTTAACAGGAGACGCTTCACAGATGCCCGGTGGAGGTTTATTAGCACTCGTATGTTATGGAGCACAAAACGTAATCTTAAACGGGAATCCAGAATTTACTTATTTTTACAAGGTATTCAAGCGATATTCCCATTTTGCGACAGAAAATGCAACGCTGCCTTTGGAAGGTCCAAACGAATTGTTCTATGACCAGCCAATTCGTCTTCGTGCCAAAATTCAGCGAATTGCAGACTTGTGTACAGATATGACATTTTCATTTACAATTCCAGACATTTACAGTAAATTTGTATCTTATACAGACCAGCGTCAATCACAGTACGAATTCCAATGGAATAATTACTTGGGTGCACACATTTTAAGTAATGTGGCATTTTTTGTAGGTGGAACAAAAATACAGGAATTTAACAGTGATTATATTATTGCCAAGGCCCATGCAGACTTGGATACAGGTATGTTTCAAAAATGGCGGTATATGGTTGGTGAAGTTCCGGAATTAGTTGACCCGTCCAAAGGTTTATTTGCAGGTGGTGAAATTGGACGTGGATATCCAACAGTGATTAAGGACACAAGTACAACACAACAATTGAACCGTCCAAGTATTCAAGGTCAAACAATGTATGTACCGTTGCCTCTTTGGTTTTCAGAATCGGCAACAAAGGCACTTCCTTTGGTTGCCTTGCAATATCACGAATGTGAGATTCAATTGACATTGAGACCTATCCAAGAACTTTATACAATTCTAGATCCATCAGGATTCCGTGTTCGTCCAGGATATCGCGTATTGTCCTCTAGCCGTGAAGTTGCAATTGGACAACCATCCTATGTGTCAGACTATGATTTATCTGGTGAATTCAGAGCCTTTGCAACTGATATAGGATATACACCACCACCGCTCAACTCATGGTTTTTCAATCCACAGCTATCGGCCAATTATGTCTATCTGACAGATGCAGAACGAAAGATTTTTGCATCACAGCCATTGACCTATTTAGTCAACCAGATTACATCTCTCAATTTTCCAAATTTATATACCAGAGAGTTATATGATTTGGAATTAAGTAATCCAATTACACGCATTTTGCTTGTACCACGTCGCAGTGACGCATATCAATACAGAAATCAGAATGCCAATTATACAAACTGGGTCTATCCAACAAAGCAGCCATGGCTGCCGACCCCTGGAGCAACAGTTGCACAAAATACAACAATCAGTACTGGTCTTTTGATTCCCAACTCGCAAATTCAGATTATACAAAGTTTACGTGTATTGATTAATGGCAATGAGATCCAGGAAGAAAAACCATTGTCATATTATACTAAAGTTGCACCATATCGTATAATTACAGGTGGATCTCTCCCAGAATCACAGTTTTTACCAGTCTTGCCATTTAGTTTAACAAGTCCAGAAGATCAGCCAAGTGGTAGTATTAATGCAAGTCGTATCCGTTTATTTCAGTTGGATGTCAATCCTTGGCCTTTACCACTCAATCCAACCTATGTTTATGAACTTTCAGTTTATGCTGAAAATATCAACTTTTTTGTTGTAGAATCTGGGTATGGAGGATTAAAGTATGCATTGTAATTACAGATCTTGATCTGCAGGTGCTACAGTTCCATCTGCACGTATTCTGCGAAATGGAAAGTGTATATACTCAAACTGTATATTGTGAAATGATAATACTTGACTCAGGTATTTTTCACTATGGAGTTGTGATTGTTTAGAAAATGCAAGAGCATCGTGAAACCGATGACCATATAGTTTCATAACGCTTGGTTTACCAATTGTAAACCGATCGTTACAATTGTGTGTAAGATGAAAATTTGGAATCATACATATCCCTTCTTTACAGTCATGTAGCCATTGTATATTCAACGGACGTCTATATTCTACGTCTGGGCGTGCGTATATAATGCAGTCAAATTCTTGTCCAGATTGTTCCCATAGAGTAGTGACTTGATGAAGTGACCAAAGTGCACGAATATGATTATTTAATGTTTCAAATGGTATGATATTTGCCGTAGATTCGTTTCCCCAAGGATCGCCGTGTGTTCTGTAATTTTCCAGCTGTAACTGTAAATCTACTCGGTCCTGGTTTTCTACGATGGATGCAGTTGGCTGTAAACTTTTCCAGACTGTATTTTTTAACTGAATTCCAGTCTCCCCTGCACGGGGGTTTGTGTACGGTCTGTATAGTGTATACGTATGTAAAAAAATACTGATTTCTATTCCAACGTTGCGTAGTGGCTGAAATATACACTCTTCAATACTGGGCAAGGTATATTGTAATGATCGTGACAGTCCCCAAAAGCAGACTGCAACTTTCATTTCTCTTCGGACTGGACGTTTTCAGAAGTATCTTTTAGACGAATTGTAAAATCATTGGAGGACTTGTTTGGATGAATATGAATAAGATTTGGAAATCGTTCCAACAATCGTTTTGCAGCTTGTGCAAGTCCGTTTTGTTGCATGTTTCCAGTTGAAGAACTAACTGTAATTTCAATCATATTGAGACGAAGTATAGCCCCATCACGTTTATAGAATAAAATACAGCGTTCAAATTCAGCGCCCAAATTCATTTGTAATGAGATAAGAGGCCCTGGATTAATACACCCCCAAAATTCACTAGAGAGTGTATGAAGTGACGTGGATACTGTTGGACGGTATACAGTTTGTATATGATTTGGCTGAATTCCCCACAATGTACAGGATTGCTGTTTGCATTCTGCAAATGCAGTATTCAGTAGGCCAAGTAGGGAACGCAATGGAGTTTTACAAGCCGAGTCACCAGATGTATTTGATTCATAGAAACCAGTTATACGATCACTTAGAAAGACAAGTTGTGTTCCTAGACAATAAGATTGTGAAATCGTATTGTAAAGTTCGGACTGCGACTGTGTTGGTACACTAACAATTCGTGCATATGATCCTGGTTGTAGAGTTGATCTATAAATTAATTCTTGACCGGGTGACTGAATCCAGATTGTAATCTTATCGGCGGGTATATTATAGGCTCGCAATAAAACAAGTGATTGGTCGCGCACTGCTTCAGGTCCAAGGGAACTAATTACAGCAATTTCATATGGAAAAAAAGATCGTTTGCGAGTATGATGTTTAGAGTGTGATGCTTGATGTGTTTTAGAAATTGATTTAGACATTTGATAAGTAACCTACTATGGTTCTTACTTGGTTATTCAAAAAAAAGTGAATATAGTTTAGGCCTTGCCTTGCGTGAATGCGTGCACGACTCAAACGGCCTCCCAAGTAGAATGAGTTTCATCTTTGCTCGTCAGCAAACTCCTGAAGAAATCAAAGAAATTCGTCAACAGAGACAAAAATACCAGGATTATTTGAGTACAACAAAAACAAACGTAGAAGCGGATGTGAATAAACAAGCAATCACTCCCGAAAGTGGTCAGGCTATTTTGAAAAAAATACAGGGATCTGAAACTTGGCTGGAAAAACATCCCAATGCCAACTTTAACGAACTAGTGACAAGCCAAGACGCTACAAACGTGGAAATCAGCAGAATTCTGAAAACTGATAAACCGAAGCGAGTGATGAATAATACGATTCTTGCACTTCCTGTAATTGCAGCAGAAGGAATTCAGAAAAAAACACTCACAAATGAGCAGGCTGAAAAACTAAAGGAAATTGCTGCAAATACAGCCAAGTGGTATAAAAAACATTCTGCCACTGCAACTGAAATTGAGTTTTCTCAGGAACAACTGAAACTGAAAGATTCCATTCAGACTGGTCTCGTTCAACCAGATGCTGTAATGTTTGTACAATATAATTTGGATGCTGCAAGTACTCTTCAAACGAGTGATTTGGAAGCAAATATTGCAAAACAAGAGGCAAATCTTTCTGAAGTAAAATCACAGACTGTTGATTATAAAGAGGGTGCAAATGCTGCAATTTCAACAACTGCAAAAGTGTTTTTAATATTTATCCTCGTCATATTTTTCTTAATGTGTGGTAGTTTTGCAGCAAACTATGCAATTGGTCGCCCACCAGCATACCGTGTTTTGTATTTTTGTTATGGAGCATTTCCCTTATTTGCACCGTTTATCTTACTCTATTCAATCTATAGACGTATACGATATGGAAAACGACCATTGTATGCAATGCTGCCAATTAGCACAGAACCATCCTTCACCCCCTTGGGAAGATGGTTCTGGAATCCACTCTTTTATTGGATACCAGATCACAATTCCATACAAGCAATGAAAGAATATACAGAGTCACTTGCACAAGTGGTGGGTTAAGGAAATACAACATTATATTAGTAAGAGATCGCCTAAATGAGTCGGCCATTTGTATCAGTTATTACTCCTACTTATAATAGGGGTCGGTTTTTTCCAGCCTTAGTTGAGTGTTATAAGGCACAGACATATCCAAAAGATCGTATGGAGTGGATCGTATTGGATGATGGTACTGAACCTGTAGGAGAACTGTTCACCCAACTTACAAAGGGTCTGCCCAACATTCGGTATATTTCATTAGATGACAAACTTAATATTGGCGCAAAACGGAATCGGTTGAATGATGAGGCAAAAGGAGAGATTATTGTGGCGATGGATGATGATGATTATTATCCTCCAGAGCGTGTCGCACACGTTGTGACACGATTTCAAGCCAGTCCAAAAACCGATCTTGCAGGTTCATCCGAATTATTCATGTATTTTACGCAACAACAAACAATTATCAAGCTAGGACCATATCACGCACAACACGCAACAAATGGGACAATGGCCTATCGTAAACGGTATGCAAATACGCATCGTTATGATGAAGCAGTTACACACGCAGAGGAAGTGAGTTTCTTGGAAAAATATGTACATCCTATGATTCAATTAGATCCTATGAAAGTTATGCTTGTAATTAGTCACTCGCAGAATACATTCGGTAAAGAACGGTTTTTAACAGAAGAAAGTCCATTTGTGAAACGAACTGTATATAAGATTCGTGATTTTATCAAGGATAAGGCGCTTCGTGAATTTTACTCCACAGCATAAAGCCTAGTATACGCAAATATATAGAGTTTCAAATATTTGTGATGGCGGCGGTGGAGGAAAATAATATACAAGGTCAAACGAATGTACTTGATATAAATATGCACAGTACTGCACCCTGGATGCCAGAAGCAATCTGTACTACGCTTGATGTATCGTTTCGGAATTCACTACATCAAGAATCACCCAAAATTCTACAACCACCCAATATCAAAGTACCCTTACGCCCACATCAGCGTGCACTTGTGTATGCAATGCTTGAGCGAGAACGAGCGAGTATGAATGGAATTCAGTACCAAAATACGACAACTTTTGCAAATTATGGAGTCTTGGGAGACGATGTGGGTACAGGTAAAAGTTTAGTGGTCTTGTCGTATATCGCCCATTTACAGACAGTGCCAGGGTTTATACAAACACGGAATAGTTTAATTCCAAGAAGTACAACAAATTTCTTTAGTACTTATGCACAGACATATACTGAACAAACTGGACCATCTTTAATTATTTGTCCTCATACAATCTATAGACAATGGCAAGAATATTGCAAACAACATACAATGCTGAAAGTATTTTATGCAAAATCATTAAAAGATCTTGCTGCGTGTTTTACTCCTGTAGATTGTTCAGGGCAGACTGTGAATAAGGAAAATACACTTCAAGCAATCCGATCCGCAGATGTTGTTCTTGTAGGAAATACGCTCTATAAGGATTTACAGGAAATTGCAACAATCTATAAAATTCATTGGAAGCGTATTTTCGTAGATGAAGTAGACAGTATTCATGTACCAGGTACAAATCAAGCATTACAAGCACCCTTTGTTTGGTTTATTACAGCGACGTGGGCGAATTTTATTATGAATGGAGGCTGTGTTCGTCCTGCCTTGTTGGAACATTATGAGACACGACCTGGAAAATATTCAGCAGAACTTGGAGAATGGCTGCGTGCAGAATTAGGCTTGCAGCAATATCGTGGGTATTTGTATGGACGAACCGTATGGTTTCGCATACGAAGTATGAATTGGCTGCGCAATTATTATTCTGAACATGTATTTCGCACGATTGTATTATTGCGTTGTAACAAACAATTTTTAGAAGAAAGTCGTTCTATGCCAGGGATTGTTGAGACTACATTACTGTGTGCACAACCAGCAAGTCATCGTGCTGTAGCTGGACTTGTCAATGCGACGATTCAAGCAATGTTGCATGCAGGAAATATTGAAGGTGCATTACAAGAATTGGGAGTGAATGAAGATACGCCTATGAATATTGTAGATGCAGCAACGCACGAACGTGAAAAAGAACTAGATCGTCTTAAAAAGACGTTGACCTTCAAGGAAAGTATTGACTATTCATCGCCACAACAAAAAGAACAAGCATTGGCAAATCTTCGTACAAAGATTCTGTCTGTTGAGACACAATTGCAGACATTTCGTGATCGTTTAGTAAGTACCACGGCAGAAGAATGTCCAATTTGTTATGATGATCCAAATACAAGTGCGGCAACATTAACACCCTGTTGCCATCGTATGTTTTGTGCAACATGTATCTTAACAAGTTTATCTCGTCGTTTGGCTTGTCCAATGTGTCGTGCGGCACTAAAACCAGATCAATTGACACAGATTGTAAAGGAGAAGAAACGTAGTAAAAAGAAAGAAGAGGTTAAATTGATGAGTAAGCAACGTCAATTAATCCAATTCTTGAAAGATCGTCCAAATGCCCGTGTATTAGTCTTTAGCCGATATGAAAATCCATTTGAACAATTGGAGCGTGATTGTGACACAGAAGGAATTACCTATCACACATTGCGTGGAAATAAGGATACAATTGCGGCGACAATTCGTTCCTTTGATGCAGGTGAAAAGCGAGTGCTGTTTTTACCAACCCAGACGGCTGGAGCAGGTTTGAATTTAGTTAATGCTACCCACGTGATTATGTTGCACGCAATGACACCTGAAGAAGAAAAACAAGTGATTGGCCGTGCCTATCGTCTTGGACGAACCTCGGAACTTCATGTTGTGCGATTGCGCCACGAAGGGGAGACAATTGAACAACACTAAAATACAAAAACACAAAACTACAATAATTATATTATATGATATATTATATATAATATAATTACTTATTTATATTTACTGAACCACTTAAGTCCCTGCAGGTTTCGTAACAGCGGATAAGGAGAGATTCTTTGTCTTTTGTTCTGGAAATTGACTTGCGACCATGCTGACACACCGAATTGGTATACCTGCTGTATCATGAATACGACACATTTCACGCCACGCATTGAACAATGCAGATTGACGACTCAAGACACGTGTAAAGACCAACTTTTCAGCAGGAGGTACTTCATTCTTCAGTTCACCACACTGATTGAAGATTTGATTTGTGACCTTGAGTTTAAGTTGTTGTGTCAAGGGCAAAATCTGCCAACATTGATAAAAGAATGCCCAGAAATCGGCCCAGTCACTCACATACAAAATATTAAAGATTCGTTTGTACATTTCAAGTGCATTATCATAACCTTCTAGCCGTGCAGGAGCATTTTCATGAAGAACAAGTCCTGCCAAATTTGCCTCGTTATTTTCAAGAGCAATTGTAATATAAGGATCATATTCTGCATATAAACAGTGCCATGCCCACTCTAAACTTGCGCTTGTACAATTGGAGTCTTCTATATGAACTTGTTGATCCAATGCTGGAAATCCCTGTAAATGTCTGAAAATGACACGCAAGTCTCCACAATCTGCAACTGATTTTGGGAGTTGATAGGTACTACTGAGAGTTTGAAGAATTGTATCTGATTTGGGCGGATCTAGTACCATTGTTGTGCAAATGCGGCGGATTTGTTCCATAGGTCGTCCGTGGAGATTATTGCAAATAAGAATCAAGGGATGGCTGCCATCACCTTTTCGCCAATCACGAAGAAATCCAAGCAATTCTTGAAGACCACCCTTTTCCCCACCACTCAAGCCATCCATTTCATCCATAAGAACCGCCATTCGTTGATTGTTCCCATCACGAAGCCATTCTTTCACACCACCGTGTTTGAGTAAGGGAAGAATTGTTTTACGAAATGCTATACCAGATCGTGTATGACTTGCATTAAATTCACATAATGTATACCCAATCTTTTTCATAATTCGGTGCACAAGGGTTGTTTTACCAATTCCAGGTGGACCAACGAGAAGAAAGGCTGGAGAAGAACGGTTGAACATCCACTCATAGAGTTGTTGTTCAGCCTCGGGCTGAAAACAGAAATCGGGTTCTGCTTTTCCTTCAGCCATTAGAATACCTAGTGTCTAAACAATCATCCTGGTTTAGGCCATAATTTAGGATGTCTTGAAGGTACAACTTTCACCATTAGTAATTCCTTCCCAAGTTAACCCAGCTTGCATTGCGGCATCACACGCTTGTTTGATTTGTGCAGAAGTCATACCAGGTTTATAGACATAGTTGAAGTATTTTGCATCTGTTTGAGGAGGATTTGCGGGTGTATCATCACGTGACCACGATTGTAATGCGCCACTGCTACGATTCACTCCAAGAAGATCTACGCATGTATCAGTATTACCACGTTTGAAATAGACTAAATAGTCGGGGCACATGTTAATTATGGGTGGCCAAGAACCAGTGTATGTTCCTTGAATGGTTGAGCCACGAAACCAGCGCTGACCGTAAAAGACAAAAATCAAGATGAACAAAACAAGGCATAATACAGCAGCCCAATTACGACCAGAATTATACAATGTACTTGTAGTGCCCATAATGATTACGATGCTCAAGAACACGTAGACTATGAAATAATAATCCATCGGGGGGATTTACTCTAACAGACAAAACAAGAAACAATTAATGGAATGATCATTCTTATAGAATACTTTAGCAAGAATTGTATAAGAGGAATTTGTAATAAGGGCAACACTAAATTTAACCCAAGCGGGCAACTGGGGTGTAGTTGTTAGAGCCAGAGGACATGCCGCCAGTTCCAGGGAGTTCAATGTAACCAGTGAGGTAGTCAACTGGGAGAGCAACGGTTGCTGCTGCACCGCCAACACCTTCAGTTGTTGCACTAGAGACCAAGAGTTGGACCTTACGGAAAACACGGCCAGAGGAGGTCAATGTCTTACCCATGTCACGGAAGATAGCACCAGCAGCGTTCACAATTGAGGAAACAGCTTGGCCAGAAGAGGACATAGAACTGATGAGTGGGCCAATAGTCAAACTAGGGGCAGAATCAGTTCCGACGTTGGCGTAGAATGAACCACGTGCACCGGTGGCAACAGTGATGTAATAACCGTCGTTTGCAGGGATCTGCTTGATGCGAGTCTGGAGGGAGGTCATCTTTCTATACCCGTGTCGGAGAAAAAAGTTTTATGAGAAATGAAGTCTGTAAAACAGAGAGACCGGATGGATCCTACAAGTGTAGCCCCGCCCCCGTTTGTATTTCCAGACACAACCACCCGCTTTGTTGCCGGACAGAACGGACGTGTAAATCTTGCAGACCGCCCTTCAGCAGGAGGATTTTTAAACAATCCAGCGCAGGGTGGCTTTGGCTACCGGACAGCAGTGGATGAAAATCCAGGACAAGACTTAATGCGAGGCAATTGGTTGGAGACATCCCTCAGCCGTGCATTCTTTAGCCCGGAGAATACAAAGATCATTCAAAATGGAATCCGCCGTGATGTATATGACCGGAGCGGAGAAAAGCGCTGGGTCATTGATGAACAGAGCGCAGATGAACTTCAAATTGTTATGAGAAGTATATACTTACAATACGCAAAAAACTTGGAATTTAACATACCCGGGCAAATCAAAGATCTAAATGATCTTGTTATTGAATGGACTGTGCCCCGTATTATGAGTGAGATCGGAATGTATGAATACTATTTGAAGGATATCAGTACGCTTCCTCAACCAATGCCTCAACCTATGCAAGTATCTTCCGCAGGTACAAAGAGTCTTCCTTTCCGCACCTTTATGTGAATCTATTTAGCGGCTTTCGGAGACTTCTTACGAAGAATAACTTTGCGTTTTGTATCTTTAGTCACAGCCGTCTCTTGAGACGCAGTGAGAATCGTCATCATATGTTTCTCAGTGCAATCCCATGTCGCAAGGAATTCATCAAGTTCAGCGAGCCAAATCTTTGTTGCAGTAAGTGCTTCAAGTTCTACAAGTTTCTTCTTCGCTTGAACTACTTCTTCTTCTGCCTCCTCAACAGACCGCTTCTTAATACGATCTACACGCATGCGGAGGAGATATTCATATGCACCGAGTGTATCAGGTGCAGTACGATCCGAGCGTGGAGGAAGTCCAAGTTGCTTGAGACCCGCAAGAACAACCTCATCTTCCTCATTCATAATACGAAGACGGCGCTCAACAATCGCCTTAATAAACACCCGTTTTGCATCAAGTTCTTCAAGAGTGTCTTTGAGAACCGCAATTTGATGTTGGCGACGGGCTTCATAGGCAACAAGGCGATTCGTAAAGAATTGTTCAAGAATATCACCGATCGTATCATATCGTACAATATTCATATTGGGATCAAAGCCACACATGTTTGTCGTTTTCCAAGAAGATGTCAGGTGGAAACGCTTCTCAAATTCTTCAGGATTTGCTTTCGCCTTGTCATAATACGAAGTCTCAAGATAAAGTGTGAAATTCACATCTACATCGTTATAGAGATCTTCAAATCCTCGGAGCAGTATCTTACCATCTTCTTTTGCATCGGCGCTCGCTCCTTGCACAAGTGTATCAAGGAACGCCTTATAGTCCTTTGTCCACGTCCCAACAGGAAGTTCAGTTACACGGACTGCCTTTTGAGCATCATCCCAAGTATAGAGACCTTTGGTGATCCACTGTTTTTCACCCTTGCGTTCCACTTTTCCACGGAAACCAATCCACCAAGGATCAAGCGTGAGACCTGCAAGAGTCTCCTTTTGACCACTGAGACGTTCCTTGAGAAGACCAACAACTTGCTGAGGATTGTGGGGAGGAATATCCGTACTAAATCCAGTTCCAATTCCTACACACCCATTGATTGCAAGAAGTGGTACAGTAGGAAGATATGTATCAGGTTCTACAATATCACCGTCATCCTTAAGATGCTTCAAGATAGCCGCATCTTCTTTACGGAAGATTTTATCAACAATGCTCTCAAGATGGGTATGAATATAACGAGGTGAACCTGCATCCTTTCCTCCCATAAGACGAGAGCCAAATTGTCCAATAGGTGCGAGGAGATTGATGTTATTTGCACCTACAAAGATTTGAGCCATACCTGTAATTGTCTGATTGAGCGCCGCCTCACCATGATGATAGGCTGCGTGTTCAGACACATACCCTGCAAGTTGTGCGACACGAATCTCTTCCTTAAGATGCCGCTTGAAGCAACTAAAGAGGATCTTTCGTTGTGATGGCTTGAGACCATCTATAACATGAGGAAGTGAGCGAAGATTGTCTGCATTGCTGAAATGAATGAGTTCATCATGGACGAATTGTGTATAATTGACGCACTTCTTACCTTCTTCATCCATAGTTGGTTGAATACTACGCTTAGGATCATACGTTGCAAGCCATTCCTTTCGCTGATCGGCTTGTTTTTTATTAAAGGCGAGATTCATAGTTTGATCCGTCTTTTCATCCCATTCATAACGAATATCAGAAAGGTTCGTAAACCATTCACGAGCTTCTGCTTGTGTACTTGTCGCAAGACCCTTATAATATTTACTCTTGTAACGCCCTGCTATATCTTCTCCAACAGACTCGCGCCAAGCCTCAAGTTCCGCCTCAGAATAGAAGGAAAGAGTTTCATTGCCTCGTGTCATTTTGACAAGAGGTGTCATGAGTGTACAGAGGAATCCGATCTTCATAAGACCAGGCCATTCCGTGTGAAAGAGATTTATAAGGAGGCCACGAATGTGGAAACCATCAACATCTTGATCGCTCATAATAAGAATGCGACCATAACGGAGGCTTGCCACTGCTTCATACTTTTTCCCTTGTTCAAGGCCGAGAATTTTTTTAATAGCCGTAAGTTCTTCATTAGAATTGAATTTCTCACGGCTAATATCCTTCACATTGAGAAGCTTACCCTTGAGTGGAAAGACACCGTAGCGCTCGCGACCAACAATCTTGAGACCTGCAATGGCGGAAGAGGCGGCTGAATCTCCCTCAGTAAGCATAAGAGTACATTCTGAGGAGCGCGCTGTACCAGCCCAGAGAGCATCTTCAAGTTTGGGAAGACCGTAAATAGTGCGCTTCTTTGCACCGTCGGTCTTTTTCGCATCACGAGCCGTCTTTGCATCTATGATGGCTTGTGCTTCATCAAGTACACCCGCTTTAATGAGTGCATCAATGAATTTTTGCGAAATAGTTACAGATGAACCAAACTTGGCTGCAGGAGTCGTGAGCGTCTCTTTAGTCTGCGAGTCAAAGGCTGGATTGACAATCGTTGCATTGATAAAGAGTGTGACAGTATCCTTGATTTGACCAGGTTTGACATCAAGCTTCTTTTTCTTTGTAGCTGCTTCACAAATATCACCGAGCACGTGGCGTTGAACAGTTTCAACGTGTTTCCCACCTTTGCGTGTATTAATACCATTGACGAAACTAATGTGACGATCATCAGGAGTACCTGCTTCATCACTAAAGAGATTGCGAGTCAGCACAGCAGCAACTTCCCAACGAGGACCACAACGTTCATAAGCAAGTTGTTTTTCAGCATCGGCCTTGAGAAAGAGACGGACAAACTTTTCAAAACTATCTGTTTTGACTTCATCTCCATTCCACGTGACCTTGACCTCTTTTCCAGCGAGCGCAGCGAGCTCAATGGCACGAGTATGAAGAACTGCGACCATATCAGGCTTGACTTTGCCGTCCTTGTCACAAATGTGTTTGAAACGTGTAAGATCTGGAACATAGGTAATTTCAACATATCCCTTTGCACCCTTATCTTTCACAACACTCGGTTTCCCACAAACACTCATATTCTTTTGCCAAGTTTGCTTGTAGCGCTGACCAGATGCAGGATGGCGAGTTTCTACCGTGAACTCCGTTGAGAAGACATTTGTACACTTTGCTCCGTACCCATTCTTACCACCAACAATCTTCTCTTCATCCTTGTTGTAATTACTTGACGTAAGAAGATGTCCAAAGATAAGTTCAGGAATCCAGCACTTTTCTGTCTCATGTTGTGCAATAGGAATTCCATCACCATCATTTTTGACACTGACTGTAAACTTTCCATCTACTTCTCCAGCGGTAATATCAATACGTTTGATAGGCGTGCGTGTAGAGTCTCCCTGAGCACGTACAAGTGCATCACGAGCATTGACAATGATTTCATCAAAGATCTTGTAAAACCCAGGGTTGAAATGAACGGTCCGATGTACCATTTTTCCATCAGTGGCATCAAATACCCAACGTGATTCTTCAGAAGTCTCCACTGAACCGATATAGGTGTCAGGGAGTTCAAGAATATGTTCACGATGAGTATGTTTCTTGTATTGTTCGGCCATTTGTCTTGTTTCCGTCGTTCTACCAAAGGGTGGGGGTCATCCTTAGGTCAATTTTTTATCACTCTTCCTTGATACAAAGGAAGTTCCTGTGTATGTATATTAATCACTGCAACTGTAACAATACAATCTTTTAACGACTATATTGTGGAATCGCGAGCTGAAGAGTAGGATGTTCAAGTGTAGTTCCAACGCGCATATTTTGCCAAAAGAGACCCGTATCCTTTTGAGGTGTAATCACATCAGGAAAGGCTTGCCAAGGAAGACCTTCATCAAAAGTTGGAAAACTTTTTTGCGTATTTATTCCATTCCAACAATACCATTTTAGTTTATTCTCAAGTTGCCATTGGACAAGTTGAATATCCAACATATTTAATGGTTGACCATCTTTATTCTTTTCTATAGCAAGATTCCACAGATGTTTTGCACCATCTAGACTAAGCATATATGCGTGAAGGCAATACGAAGGAAGTTGAACAACAAGGCATTCTGAATCCGCAATAGCAGGATCATGTGGATTCATCATATTTCCTAAGTATACAATGTGAAAATCCTTGGGAGTTGCATCCCAAAATTTCTGCCCAAGACCATGTGGTAAATCAAGATGACCGAGCGCATCATCTTCAAAAAAGATGCGATATGGAACGTCTTCATCAATCATTTCTTTCCAGGCACGCATATGTGTATAGGAACAACCTTTATGACCCTTTCCAAGTTCTGGATTAAATTGTACACCAAGATCCTTGAGGGCTTGATCAACATCTCCTCCTTCAAATCCGTCAAAGGAGTCCACGCATTGAATATTTGGAAATCCAGCGGCTGCTAAACGATGTGCAGAGTATTCACGACGAAATGAATATCGTTTAAGACCTAGTATAATAGCCTTTGAAGAACAAACATCATTCCAAGAACTAGGTAAACTCATTCTTCCTAGTCACAAGTATAAACGCAAGTCTTTGAACCGATCACAAGGCGTTTATCCGGCTCTTTACATTTTGCCTAAAGACAGCAAACGGATCAACAGTATGTCAATGTCGGTCTCATCCGCCAACGCCAATGGAAACTTGTTTGAGATTAAAACTATTCAAGCAGCCGCATTTCGTACCCTTATAGAAGCGCTCAAGGAAATTCTCAACGAGGCAAACTTGGAATTTGATAGTACAGGTATTAAAATCATGGCGATGGATGAGTCCCACACGGTACTCGTCTATTTACGCCTTCAAGCCGATCGTTTTAATGAATTCTACTGCCCTCAAAAACACGTATTGGGTATTAATATGATTTACTTCTTCAAGCTCATCAAGACGATGGGAAACAATGATAGTTTGACATTGTATCTTCCTGCAAGTAATCCCAATAAACTTGGGATTAAGATGGAAAATGCAGACAAGGCGACCACGACCAACTATTTCTTGAAGATCTTTGACACCAATGTGGAAGAAATCACAATCCCCAGTCTAAGTTTCTCCAGTATTATTCAAATGCCGAGTGTGGATTTCCAGAAGATTTGTCGTGATATGAATGGGCTTGGTGATGGAGAAAAGGTGGAAATTACAAGTTCTGGTGGGGATTTGATTTTCAAGTGCTTGGGTGACTTTGCGGAACAAGAAACTATGATTAGTGAAAATACCGCGATGAAGGTTCAACGCACTGCACGTAATAATGAAATTGTCCAAGGGATTTTCCAATTGAAGCACTTGGTCTTGTTTACAAAGTGCACAAACCTCTGTCCTGCGATTGAAATCTACTTGAAGAACGATTACCCGTTGATTATACGATATACTGTTGCTAACTTGGGTGAGATAAAAATGGTATTGGCCCCAATAAAAACAAAATAATCTTAAGTTCGTCAAGATTAATCCCCGACGGCAATCCCTGCGTAAAATTGACGTATGGAATTTTCGTATAGTATATTAAAGAATCATATTGTATCTGAATGGTAAATTGTCAAGAACTAAACTGTCAATTTGAAGCCACCTATGGTTTCAAATTTGCAGAACCTATATATTGTAGGCCTCATGGTATTGAGAAAGGAGCAAAAACACAGTATCAAGTATGTAAATGCGGCCTTTCTACACCACGATATAAACTACCATCAGATGAACGAGCATCATGTTGTGCAAAGTGTAAAACAGATAAGATGATTAATGTAGCAGATAGACGTTGTATATGTAAGAAAAAAATACCAACATATGGAATGTCAACTGATAAACGACCAGAATACTGTTCTGAATGTAAAAAAGATGGGATGATTAATTTAAAAGATAAAAATAAAAAATGTAAATGTAATAGAGTTATTGCATCATTTGGATTACCAACTGATAATAAACCAACATGCTGTGTTGAATGTAAAGAAGAAGGAATGATCAATCTTATTCTTGATCTATGTTCTTGTGGAAAGTCTGCGGTCTTTGGATTTGTTGGAGATAAGAAACCAACATTTTGTAAAACCTGTGCGAAGCCTGGAATGGAAAATATAGTCACAAAAAAATGTACTTGTGGTAAAGCAGTCCCTACATTTGGTTTTCCTACCGATAAACGTGCAAAGTACTGCGTTTCATGTAAAAAAGATGGAATGGAAATTATTACTGTAAAAAAATGTAAATGTGGTAAGGCACAACCCAGTTTTGGTATGCCTGATGATAAAATACCAACCTATTGTGCAAAATGTAAAACTAAAGATATGATTGACTTGATTAGTATAAAATGTAAATGTGGTAAATCACAACCATCATATGGATTACCAGATGATGAAAAACCAACATGTTGTGTTGATTGTAAAACTAACGATATGAATAATATTCGTGCTAAAAAATGTCTTTGTGGAAAGTCACAACCATTCTTTGGATTACCAACTGATAAAAAACCATCATGTTGTGGAAAATGTAAAAAAGAAAATATGATTGATATTATGTCATCAAGGGCTGCAACAAGAAAATGTAAAGGAACACCAGAACTTCAAGCAAAAGGGTTAAAATGTCCATATGACCAAGGTGGAAAGAAGAAATATGATTACTATTGTACGAAATGTTTTGAGCAGAATTTCCCAAATGATCCACGAACTGCCACTATTCGTGGAAAAACTGAGGAATCACGAGTACGAGACTTTCTTGTAGAACAATTCAAAGAACCATCATTTGTTCATAATAAATCATTATGGACAGGTCAAACAGATTGTACCTGTAGACGTCGTATTGATTTCCGTGCACTCTTTGGAAATACACTTCTTTGCATTGAAGTTGATGAGGATCAGCATAAATATAGAGATTCAAATGATGAAACTATACGATATGATGATTTAATGATGCTTCATGGGGGGAAATTTGTATTTATTCGGTTTAATCCACATCAATATACAGATAAATCTGGAAAAAAGAAGAATCCTACAATGGATAGTCGATTAAATTATTTAAAAGAAGTTATTCATTATCAAATGAAACGAATCCAAGAAGAGAAAAACACAGAACTTCTTGAAATTGTCCATCTCTTCTTTGACGAATAACAATTCCCCCAACAATTAAATACCTAAGAATACAATAGTAAGCACAACTATGACCACTGTGCTCCGTACATTTCCGACTGCAAAATCAAAAGTAAGTGTCTCTGCAGTCCAGCTCATACCCGCCGCACAAAGTGCGACGCTCCCCTTGTTTGCGCTTGAAAATGATACAACTGCATCCACACTTTTTCTACGAGCCGATGATCCAAATATTTATGGAGTTGCCTATGGAAATTTAAATCAAGTCCCTATTGTTGCAAAAAAAGATGAAAACAATGTACTTAGACAAAAAGCCTCTAATAAAGGATATAATTTCTATTCTGCACCATGGTCAATTTATACATTTCCAGCGAGAGATTTGGGCAAACGCACCAAAATTACAGCAATTGACCAGTCAGTCTATGATTATTTAACAGCCTTGTATGGACTTGTTGGTGCTGTAACGATTACACTTACAGACTGGCGTTTAGAAAAGGAAGGCTATGTGAAGACCTATCAACTTTTGCAAGGCAGTGCCTATGTCAATGTCAATGGAACAACGTATTTTGGTGCAGCCTCATTGCCCAATACAGAAGTCTCAGGTGTTGAGCAAACATCTATTGTTTCATCACCATTAATTACAAATGATTTTACATATAATGGTACAAATATTCCAACTATACAAATGTCCTATAACACGTTTTGCGCAATTGATACACCCATCACAATTAGTGCAATAGACTCTTCTAATCCAAATCCAAACACCCGCATCTATTTCACATTGCAAAATAATGTAACAATGTATAATGGGCCTAATTATCCATAAGGTTTGAGCGAATCCAACCAGTAGGGATAAAAATTGACTTTCATATTTGTCTAAAGAGATAGGTAGACAAATATGGATCTGTTTAGTAAGACTCGTGAGCAAATGATTGCCATGTGTAAGGAGCAGGGGATAAAAGGCTATAGTGGAAAGAATAAGGCTGAACTTCTTCTTTTACTACTAAAACACAGAAATAACGCAGCAGTAGAGACATCTACACCGCAACCATCCAATAAACAGTATACGTATATAGATTTGTTTGCTGGAATTGGTGGATTTCGCTATGGCATTGAAGCATTTCAAGCATCGCACCCAGGAACTAGTTTCAAGTGTGTACAAACTGCAGATATTAAAAAAGACGCAATTAAAACGTATAATCATAATTTCCGTGAACAAAATGCAGACTGTGATGTACGAACCATTCAAAATCTACCGTACTTTGATATTCTCTGCGCAGGATTTCCTTGTCAGCCGTTTAGTTCAGCAGGAAAACAGCAGGGTCTGAATGACGAAGGGCGTGGTGATTTGATTTACGAAGTGATTCGTATTTGTAAAGAAAGTAAGCCAGAGTATATTCTTCTTGAGAATGTGAGTAATATTGAGCGGATTGAAAAGGGAAAGGTCTTGGATACGATTGTAAAAGCGTTTGAAGCGATTGGATATAGTATTCAAACCGTTGCAATCAATTCTTCGCAGGTTGGATTGGCGCAAGATCGCAAACGCATCTTTATTGTAGGATCTCGTACGAAGCAACCAACTATCAAATTGAAGACGTATCCAACTGTGACTATAAAAGATATTGTAGACACGAGTGATGTGACAACAAATCTACCGACCAAATTTATTTCAAAACTTCTACAACTTCCAAAGGAAGATCTTGTTGGAAAAAGTATTAAGGATAAGCGTGGAGGAGATTCTAATATTCATTCGTGGGATATTGATTATCATGGACAAACAAGTGAGCGTCAAAAACATCTGCTCAATAGACTCTTGTTAGAGCGGCGAAAGAAAAAGTGGGCTGCAGCGAAGAAAATCAAGTGGATGGATGGGATTCCTCTTTCGCTTGAGGATATACGATCATTTCTAACCTACGATGGGCTTCAAGATGATTTGGATGATCTTGTTCAAAAAAAGTATCTTGTATTGGAACATCCAAAGGATCTTGTAGACGGAAAGCGTGTACCAAAAGGGACACTTGCCATTGGCTACAATATTGCAAAAGGTAAACTCAGCTTTCCTATATCAAAGATTCTTCATCCTGATGAACTTTCACCGACTCTTACAGCGACAGATAGTTCAAAACTCGCCGTGTACGTAGAAGGGGCAATCCGCCAATTAAATGAAAAAGAATTAAAGCGTCTGTGTGGATTTCCAGAGAATTTCTCACTACCTCCAGGTGTAAATAAGTACGATCTCTTTGGAAATATGGTGTGTCCCCCAGTGATTACAGCAATCCTTGAGTCACTGCTTGATCCATCTGTTCACGAATAGACGATTGTAGAGCATCCTTCCCTTCTAATTGTTTACACTGCTCTATACATTCCAAGAGTTTTTCTAAGAATTTGCGTGGAGTTTTTGATTGATCGGACCAACTAGACGGAACACCAGGTCGTATATTATACCACATACCTTTTTTGACTTGCATACTAATTGGATATTTATTGTCATAGGTTGGTAAGTCCCATATGTTGAGTAGCCAGAATTGTTTAATGAGAAAGCCATCTTGTTCAGGGTGATATTGGAAGATAAGGTATTTTGTGTTGAAGAGTTTCTTCACTACGCCACCTGGTGCTGCGAGTTGATGAACGAGACTTGTGAAGTTTGCTATATCAAATCCTGGAGATCCATAAAATGCCTTTTGTTCAAATTGGAACGTTTTTTGCTGGGCGAAGAAATCTGGAGACTCTTGCTTTGGTCCTTCTTCAAAATCAGGACATGCTTGTTTGTACAATGGATAGAATAAATCCTCTAGCAAATCACCAACAAGATTCGGATTGACAATTGGAAGAGATGTATTCATAAAGGTTGCAGTCAATTGCACCTTTTGGCCAATGAAACGTTTGCACATTGTTTCCAGGCTTTGAAGATAGGCATATTGGTTCATAGGGTTAGGTTTGTACAAGTACGCAGGTCATTCGTTAATTCAATTTTACGGAGAAAAAATAGATAAATCGTGTACAGTAGTATACGATTTATCTATATATTATTTTATAAATTTTTTAATTTAATTATACAGCTATAGTTATAGTTCTACAACTTTTTCTGGATATGCGGAGTATAAATAATTTCACTACACGATTGAATATTATCAAGGCGAATGAGTTGATCGCTTTTATTGTATCGTGTACAATCCTTATTCCATACTTTAATAACATTAAAACTTTGATTCTTTTCAATGACTCGTTTTGGGCTGATACTCAGACCTTGAATTACATTTGCAGAGTCATTGACGACATTACCAAGCATCGCAGAAACAGTGTAGAGCATAAAATAGTGCGCAGCGTTGGAGCGGCTGACACGAAGACTATAACAACCTCCTTTGATGTTGGCATGATTTTCATATAGCGGGGGGACACCGTCACGCATCCAAAATAGCATGCCTTGTTGAATACTGACGGTTTGAAGATCACGCATGACAGCAAAAAATTCAGACCATGTTCGGACAGTGACTATATTTTGATACGTATCAGGTGTCCATCGTGTGTCTGCAGGATTGTGGTAATACAAGCACCACGACCCTGTAGGTATTGCATCCCCAAGTTGAAGAATGGGCATTGCAAGGCTCTATACTATTCTAAATGTGTTTTGTTTAGGCTGGTTGGACGCCATTACTCTTCTTTTAACTCTGATTCACGATGAGGCATAGGAATTTCCCCCTCTTCCAAAGATGATTCACTCTCTTCACCAGAGGTTTCATCGGTAGGACTGGGAGGAAGACGCAATTCCTCCATTAGTTCTTGTCCAGATTGTAGATCAAACATCTTTTCATCACCATCCATCGTCATAACAGTAAAGGTATGACCTGGATAATTATAATGGAGAGAAATGCGGTGACAATATGCCCAAGCAGCAACAATGACTTGAAAGGGTACATCTTCAGAATTGCTCCAGACAGTTTGATCTAGAATCCATTCCGAAAGATCACCGAGAAAATGTGTGGAATGATCTACAGTCCTTGACACGGATGCTCCTAAAAATGGAATAGAATGGGTTCTAAATTCACCCCCACTTGTATCCAAATTTACAAATAGATTTTCTGCGACACGATATACCCATTTTGCATCACCAATCATAAATTTACGAAGAGCATGTTCCTTTTCTACCGAGGGGTAATAGATATTACTTTCTTGATAAAATATGATAGTATCATTCTTAAAACTGTCTTGGATTGCTTGAATTATGCGCGTAGTTTGACGAAGTAATGACGCCCAGGATTCCATAACCCATACGAGGAATGAAAGTGTAAGAGGGCCAAATACCGCAACGACCCTTGAGGCAAGTGATGAAAAAAAGTCAGCAAGTACGCCGAATTGATCGTCAATGGATTGGTTGGAAGGCATCTGTTTCTTATTGGTATAAACGTACGAAATGTTTAGGTTGCTGCAACAATCTTTTTGCCATTCCACATACCAATATGTTCTCCATCAAGATAGACATTATTATCAGAGTCACGTTGGTAAGTTTTACCCTTGTAGGCAAACTCTTCAACTTCTACAGCCTCTTCTTCCTCTTCTTCAACTTCGCTTTCTTCAACTTCCTCATCATCGTCTTCAAGTACTTCAACTGAATTTGTTTTAGGATTGTATGTGCCAACTTGTTCATAACCATCGTCAGTTTCAAGGTAGACTGCATTATCTTCATCCATATAATATGTTACACCCTTTATGATAATCTTTTTGAGGGGAGGAGAATCATCTTCTTCCTCTTCATCTACAACTTCGCCTTCTTCCTCCTCAACCTCATCTTTCTCCTCTTCTTCCTCCTCAACCTCATCTTTACCGCCTTCAAGTTTGAAGACGGGTACATTTGCAGCTGCAACCGCCGCAGCAAGTGCAGGAGTAGACCGAATGCTTGGCACAAGAACATTTGCAGTCCGTTCAGGGAAATGGATGGACATCAGTTCTTGGACTACATCTACGGGAAGATTGGGAGGATCGCATACAGTAGATGAAGGTGACGAATGAGGAAGATTGACTGTAAGTTCATTCATTCGTTCGGCAAGTTCCTGTACAGTAGCCTCCAACTTCTTTAGGGCTACTTGTGTCGTCACGTCTTGAGGTTCAGAGGATGAATCATAATCATTATATGACGTGTGATTCATATGAATACCATAGGGATGCTTTACATACATGGCATCACGGAGTGTAAATTCAAGTCGTGCTACCGCAGTAAGCATTGTATCACGAAATGCAGAAAGAGCGTTGTGAATAGAATCTGCCATTTATCTTTACTCACAGTCAACCAAAAACTTGTGACCAATTTTTTTGCCCGCCCTACTTGATTGTAATTTGTAAACAAGAATCTAGCGTACTTTCCTTATCTTTGAGAGGCTTTGTGCGACGAAGTTTGAGGCCTTGTTGCTCATCCGATTGGCGTATGATGGGAAGTTGATGAGGAGATGCAAACGTATTACGAAGGGGTGTTTCGTAAAAGTCAATAGGCTTTGTATCCATAGACGCAAGAATACTAACCATGGGGGGAAGATGAATATCAACACGAAGGCGTTGGTATCTAGACAAGGAGCGCATTTCTTCACATGAAATACTACCGCCAAATCGTACAAGAGTTTCACGGGAGGGCGCAGGATAAATGCGACCATTCATTTCAGCCCCATAAAGGCGATTTAAGAGTGCAATACGCTCCCAACGCGTATGTGTATCTAAAAGCTCAGACATTAAATACGCCATTGCACACTGGGGCATACAGAAATTACCATAGACTTGCCATACTTCATCTTGAATGTGAGATGGAATGACACATGGACGATCAGTGAATGTTTCACAGCACCAAAAACAGGCTAAATCACTTGATTCAGGAAGTTGCTGGGTCTGCTTTGTTTCTGCAAATTGAACGAGTAATTGTGTAGGGCCATATTCTTTTCGTGGCATGGGTTGTTGTACACTAATACTCGGTTGTTTACTCGTCACAACAGGCTCTTTCACTTCAATTACAGCACTTTCATCTTCATCTTCAATAACAGTATCAGGTTTTGTGTGTGGAATTTGTTCATAAGTAGCTTCACTTGCAAACGGATCAATTTCGCCAGCATTAAATGCCTCGGGTTGAGGAGGGGGATTGGGATTGTATGTAAATTGTGTATGATCATTAAACTCAATTTCATTGGAGTGTATGGGAAGATGCGCAATCAAAGGCCGACGAATATCTGGTTGAAAGATGCCTTGAATTCCATCTGGTGTAACAACCGCGACGACCTTGTGTTTTGCATTCTTCCGCTCACGCTTTACTTTGGGTTCTTCAATAGGAAGTGCTTGTTGCTCTATAACAGGGGTGGATTGTTCTAAGGGTTGTACGGCGACGGCTGTTTTCTTGCGAGGAGGCATTCTTAGCTCGTATAATCTATATATATTTGCGCACAACTACCTTTAGACTACTTGATATGATATGGACTTTAAGACATTGTCAATACTCAACTAGGTGTCTATGGACAAAATCCCAAATCCAAGAGTACGACGTATTTTATCGTGTATTCGGCAAGATCCCTCTCGATTACGCCATTTATTATTTTATGGACCGCCAGGATCAGGAAAAACATCTACTGCAAAGCATTTTATAGAAAGTTGGTATGAAAATCAAGTATGTCCACCAGGCGCTACACTGTTTTTGAATGCATCAGATGAGCGAGGGCTAGAGTCTATTCGTACACGAGTTTTCCCGTTCTTATACAGTAGGAATCTTTTGCCAGAACATAGTCATTTACCACGGTTTCTCGTGTTTGATGAAGCGGAGACTTTGACTGCATCTGCACAACTCGCCTTGCGTCACGTTTTAGATCAGCATCCAACTGCAAATTGCACAATTTTATTTCTCGTGAATACAATTAGCGGTGTTGAAAAATCATTGCACCATCGTTTCTTACGTATTCGGTTTGACCCTCTTCCATCAGAATGTTTAGCGGAACGTGTAAAGTTATATGCACCAGATAAGGAAACACCGACCCCATTGGACGCAGTACGTCTTCGTGGAGACTTGCGTATTTTCCTACATGCACCAAATGCGGCGCAAGAGTTGGCACGAACCTTTTGGAAATGGTTGCACGAACCAACACAGTCAATCAATGACCTATCACGGCGAAACTTGGAGGACATTTTTTGGATTGGAAGTATTTTTGGTATACTAGATCTGGAATTTGTGAAACGTCTTACAAATCTAAGTCAGCCAGGAGTTATACGCACGATGCCATATGAAACTTATAAAACAAACATTCAAATACTGCAAAAGGAACTTCTCAAAAAACTTGACGGCAGCCTGACGGCTTAAAGTAGGTACAACGAATACTATATAAAGATATGGACTACGTAAAGCCAACCCCTCTTCGCATCAGCACAAAAGTCATTACTGCTAATATGGGCACGACGATGAATGCAAAACTCCTATTTGACAACATTTCACAAGTATTAATTCCTCTTTGGTGGCCTGGTGAAGGGATTCTAAAGATGGAGCATGAAAAATCAGTTGTTGGGTTTGCAAGTCGTGACGCATTTAGTAAACGTGGAGTAAGTGACAAGACATTCTTTAACCAAAGTACAATTGTATTGCGTAAGGCAACGAATAAGACTCACACGCAATTCAAGGAAGTCAATGTAAAACTCTTTGGAAATGGTGGAATTCAAATGACAGGGATTCCTGCAGAAGAGTTTGCAAAGGAGACTCTTCAATGGATGCTGGATGAACTTTGTAAGGTTCAATCAAGTGAACAAATCTTTGCCGAAAAGCCAATTCTTCAAAAGTTCAAGGTTCAACTCATTAATTCAGATTACCAAGTGGCCTATCCAATTAATCGTACATCACTTCATCACATTCTCAGCCGCACCTATGGACTCTTTAGTACATTTGAAAGTACTATTTATCAAGGTGTGAATACAAAATACTATTATAATGATCAACATCCAGACAAGATGCGACCTGGTATTTGTCTTTGTACAAAACGCTGTCGCGGTCAAGGAACAGGGAGTGGTCCCGGTGAATGCAAACGCATTACAATGAGCGTCTTTCAGACTGGGAAGATTATTATTACGGGCGGTCGCTATCTCTTTCAGTTGGAAGAAGCATATAACTTTCTGAATGAAGTCCTCCAAACGCACGCAGATGAAGTATTGAAACTACCCGCAACTATATCTACGGTGCGTCAAAATGCGTGAGCAAATCTTACGACAATGTCATAGAATCATTCCAATGGCCACTGCATCTGCCCCTTCTGTTGGAGCGTCTTCCCTTGAGACACCTATTCCTTCTGACCCTGTCTTACGCCAGGCCGCAAAACTTGCACAACAATTGGATCGTCCTATCCAACTTGACTATTACGCCGACACTGTAATTGGCAAAGCAGTGATTGGTGAAGATCAAGAAACCAAGGAAAAGTTGCTTGTGAAGAGCAATGAAGAATACACTAGTTTGATCCAAAAGATCTACAAGGTTCACGAAGATTACCTTGTATTAAGTGAAAACTCCATTTATATTGTAAGTGGAAAGGTTCAAAAGCGCAAGATTCAAGCGTCTGCTCTTTTACAAAATGAATAAATATTTTTCTAAGAGTATGAACAAGTAAAATTGAATACAATACCACACTGTTGTAAAAATCAGAGATTACAAATGTCTGATTTTACGGACGAACATGCGGATCTTGTAAAAGGGAATCCCATATTTCTGGGTGTTCTTGGATCACGTATGGATGCTACACAGTCAAAACTAATTGAACAAATTCTAAATCCAATGCTTCAAGAACTTGGCCGACCTCCAGACCGTATGATTCTTCCATCGGAAGGCATGAGCAGTATATATTGTTCAGATTGGGCGGATTCCCTCCGAATTCCGAGTCAAGTCTATGAAGCAGATTGGCATAAGCATCATCGGCGTGCCAAGATCTTTCGTGATGCACGTATTCAACAAGAATCTACACACTTTCTAGTGTTTCTCAATAAACGTTCCGAGTTTAATGAGAAACTGGCCCTACGTTTGGCAAAAAAGGGATATCCAGTATTTACAGTGTCCTATGCAGATTGGTCACTGGAACTTCTTACATCTGAGGTTGAGGAACTTTCTTCAATTCCACAACCTGTTCGCCAAGCAAAGCGCGGGAGCAAACGAGGTACTGGAAAAGGGCAAGAGTTGCAGCAATACCAGCAGTCAAAAGACCCTGGAAGCCAACACTCATTGCCAAGCCTTTGGGGAGCTTGTACGCAAAAAGAAGTCCCAATGTGCCTATTACAGCAAGAACCGCAATAATAGCATAAATAACAAATAATACATAATAAGTTGTGCAGACAGTGTTACTGCTGATCTTTTTAGTCCACTCTGGTTCCATTTCTACTAATGGTTGCGGTTTTTTCTTGCCCGATCCATTAGAAGAAATGGCTAAAGGTCGTCGCTCTATGAAACGTCGTGGATCACGCAAGGGATCTCGTAAAGCTCATCGTAAAGGTAGTCGCAAGGCTTACCGTAAAATGCGTGGAGGTGCTGAAGGCGCTCCCGTAAATTATTCAAATCCTGGACCAATGGAAATAAATTTCGCGCAAGGACGTCAGTTTGACGCATACCACAAGGAACAACACGGAGGTGCAATGGCCTACGGCCCGTACCCGGGTGCTGTAACTGAATCATCTGCATTGCCCGCCGACTTGGTTGCCTCTGCCAAATTACTCCCACTCAACGCCTCATTTGATTACATCAAGCAATTTGGCCCAGAAGCCGATTTGAAGGGTGGACGCCGTCGTAAGAGTCGTAAGGGCTCTCGCAAGAGCCGCAAGAGTCGTAAGGCTCGCAAAGCAACCCGTAAAGGTCGCAAGGCTTCCCGTAAACAACGTGGGGGTGTTCTTGTTCGTTGGGGAGGTGCTCGCCGCCGCTACCACCGTGGAGGAGCTCGTGCCGAAATGAATATGCCTATGCCCGTTGGAGAAGAAGGAAAGATGTTGATCCCTCCTGGTCTTCAAGCACAAGCCGGATTAAACCCTGAATGGCAATTGGCAAAGAATCCCATGTCATTTGCCCCATTGAACTAAACTACAATTAAGATTAATATTTGAGTGGTTTGGCCGTCTTGACGTCGGCCCCCTCTGATTGACTCAAATCCTCATCCTTCATTGCAAAGAGACTACGTATAACCTCTTTATTTTGAACAAGCAATTCACGTTCTTGAGCATTTGGTAAAACAGTAATATGTAAGACAACATCGCCATGCCCACCCCCAATGCTACGCGGCATACCACACCCTTCTACAACAATGTCTTGGCGGTTTTGAACTCCACAAGGAATATCAATAAATAAACCGCCTTCAAATCCTGGATGGCCATCAAGCTTAATACGTTTTCCGCATAATGCTTCTGCAAGAGACAATGTAATACGATGATTTAAGTTGTCACCCGAACGTTCCCACTCGTGATCCTCATCTGCTTGAACAAGTTCAATTACAACATCTCCTGCTTGTTCATACTCTTCTTCATTACTACTTTCACCAGAAAATACAATAGTTTCGCCGATTTTAGTTCCAGCCTTTATACTCAAGGATAGGACCTTGTCTTCTTTGATAAACTTACTTCCTGTACATTGTGAACAAGTATCACCCTTTGTTTTTCCAGAACCACGACACGACATACAAGGGCCTTGATTTTGCACAATCATCGGGCCCATTTGCATCATACTTACTTTTACACCTTGACCACCGCAATCCCCACAACTCCGTTGATTGGTAGACCCTTCCCCTTTACAGCCACCGCAAAACCGTTTACGATCCAAACGCATTTGTAAGGCACGACCGAAATAAAAGTCCTTGAGGGTAAGTGGAATTTGAGTTTTCCGCGCAGGAGCTTTTCCAGGATTCCGACCACGATGGCCTCCAGGACCACCAGGACCTCCTGGACCACCACGGCCTCCAAACATACCAAAGAGATCATTCATTGGAAAGGGGAACGGCATACCGCCACCCATGCCGAATGGACCAGGACCAGGGCCACCAGCATCACCCCCTTCTCCTGGAATTTGCCCTGTTTGATCATAGTACGCCCGCTTATTGGAATCGCTTAGAACTTCATAAGCACGACCAATTTTTTGAAACTTTTCAGTCGCCATCTCTTTCTTTTCAGGAGGCTGGCGATCTGGATGCCACGTGCGACTCAATTTCAGATATTGTTTACGAATTTCGTCTGCATCTGCGGTACGACTTACTTCTAATTCCTTGTACAAATCCCCTGACATCTATAGCGTTTTGTTTGTTACCTGTTTAGATACTTCCTACATAGAAATGAACGCAAACGAGCCTGAATCACAATACCCAACCTATGTGTGCCCAGTTCATAAAACAACTCATACTGGATACAAACGCGAGACATTTGAAAAAGAGCACTTTGATGCGTTACTGAATTTAACTATGAAATTATCGTATCAAATGTACAAACAAGTAAAACATGGATGTCATTGCCCTTCTAATTACGCTGCGTTTGATTCATTATGTGCTTCTGCGGAAAAGGAAGGCGATCCTAAAGAGTAAGAACAAACAAATATACAAGTATGCAGACCAGTCTTTTGGCGCAGGAGGAAGCAATTCAAATATGTGATCAAGCATTACTCCATCCAACACACTTATTTTTTTATGGATTTCATGGACTAGGTAAAACAACACTTGCATTTGATTTTTTGGACTCGTATGCAAAGAAGCATGGAATTCAGCCAAGAGATCCTGATTATTTCTTGTGTTTGACAGCAGATCAAGATCGTGGAATTCATACTGTCAGAGCACGTCTTGCAGATTTTACAAAGGGTGTTTGCAAAAAGCAAGGAACTGTTCGTTGGGTATTGCTGGAAGATGTGGACACGCTTCCAGAAGTAAGTCAGCAAGCGTTGCGACGACCAATGGAGCAGTTTGCTCATTTAACTTGTTTTTTATTTATTGGAAATACGTCCGAATGCTTAATTCATGCATTGCAAAGTCGTTGTCAACCGGTTCGTTTCACACCTGTTCCAATTATGTTGTATATTGATACACTTTTAGAAAGATTAGACTATCCAATTCAAGATACAAATGTAAAGAATTGGTTGGGCGCAGCATGCTTGTCCTCTGTTGCAGAGTTTACACATATGGCAGAAGTTTTAAAATGGATTGCACCAACTAAGCCTACTGTGCAAGATGCAAAAGATATTTGCAGTACGTATGACTATGACAAGATTATTCCTCTTGTGGATGCAATTTGTTATAGTAAATCTGAAAAGGTATATGAAATGCTGGCAAATTTATGGCAAAATGGCATGAGTTTTGAAGATATTTTACACGCAGTCCAACAGACAGCCGATTTATATTTTGTAATGCCATCTCATGCACAGGAAAGATTATATACATTTTTGGTGACTGGATGGGCATATCATGCACAAAGTCGCTGTAGTTTCTTAGATTTATTATGTTGTTCAAGTGATTCTGGACTTTTTGCTAAATAAAAAAATGAAAATATTAGTGCAATATAAAGAAATAATAATCGGAAAGAATAGGTTGGTTTGATCATGACGAATCAAAATTCCCTTTTCCGAAAGATCCCTCCGTGGACAACTGTTTGTAAAGTATTGTCCACGTTAAATATTTCTACGCAATTCCCAACAACATTTCAACAAAGTGATATAGATTGCACAGAAGCTATTCAGGCTGTAGCAGAACTTGAACCCTACTATATTCCTTGCAAAGCAATCAGGTTTCTTTCAAATACAACTCCGAAACGATGGATTACGGTGTTTCGCCATATATTAGCACCGTATGGCTATATGCTTGAATCAAAAGAAACAACACGCAATGGAAAGAAAACTATTTTCTATACAGTTCAGTATAATATAGTAACACAAGGGGTTTTAAAACAGCCTGTTAATATTGATTTTTCATAACAAACCAACACATTTGTAGGTCTGCCGTCCAAGTTCTGTTTTTGTGCATATGTTTTAGTAGTTGTAATTAGTTGGTCTAGGGGTGTTTAGAAATAGTATTGTATAATAATAAATACATTATTCTTATTTATCAATATCGTATTGTAAATAAGAATACATACGGAGCGACCCCAATGTTACACTCCAGCTGCTCTGGTTACGACGCAGCCGTCGTTACACTCCAGCTGCTCTGAACAAATGAGTCACTACCAAATCGCTTTCCATCACTTGCTCTTCACTCATACGCAAAAACCAGCCAAACATACGTCGTTCCAATAATTCTGGCCAAGGGAAGGGTACATAGATACTATCGCTATGTACTTGGAACGGTAATACGCCTTCTGTTCCAGCTGCCAACAGATCCTCCAATTCAATCTTGCGACCATCCTTCTTACGTGTCAATTCCGCATTTGGCATCATTTGAACATCTTGACGCCCAGTGCCGACGAATAAAATGTCCCAGTTCTTGTCATAACGAATCTCTTTTCCAGTATGTTGTTCTTCAATACGAGCCGCAAGCAACTTGCGCCATTCCATAAAGAACATGTGGTGAGGCTTGGGTGACCACATGGCGTGTTGATTGGGCAAAAATGTACCATTACGCCCTGCATACGTTTCAAGTGGATCAGAGCCAAACAAGACAATCTTATCCTTTGGAAGGTCAGGAAGTTGACGCAAGCAAATTGTCGCAGGGCCCATCCAGAGGCCACCGAATTTCTCCAAGAAGGCAACCTTCAAATATGTCATTTCCTCGTCACGTAAGGGTAAGCGTTTATTTTGCATAGGTTCAGGAAGTTCACCAAGACGGCGTTCTGCATCTTCAATTCCACCAATCACCTCAACCTTGTAGCGATTTCCAGCGGCGGCCACAATTGTTTGATAGCAGAGGTTCAAGAAGGGCAAGTTCAAGACACGGCTTGAGCGTGCACCAAAATCAGCCCACCAACGTGAGTTGACATCCGTGTCATCTACGTAGATCCAAATGGTAGGACGATTCATCCCACGTTCAAGTAAATTATCGTCATAAAATGAGTTTTGGTTTCTGTAATATGCATAAGCTGCAGCAGTACACGCAGTAAGTAAGATTGCTGCGGGAACAAGCACCGTACGGGTGTCCATCTGTTTGACGGTCTTTATTTTTCAGTAATAACAAGTTGTTTCATGCGTTCAAAGTAATCTCGTGCACCAATCTGTTCCTGTGCAGCACGTATACGTCGTTGTTCTTCACGTGCCTTTTGTTGCGCCTCATAAGCCTGTAAAGCAGCCATTTCACTTTGGTTGTACGCATCAGGTGCACGCTCACGCTGTGCCTTGTAGGAATTAAAATCACGGTTTTCTACACGAACCCCTTTGATCTGGTTACTGACTGTATTGTGCTGTGTGTAGGCTGCACGTAAATCTGTAAACTGTAAATCAGAACCGGGTGCAGCAGTATATTCTTGAGGACGGTCACGGCCAAGTTCAACTCCAGAATTGGGTGCAAGAATAAGTTCTTGAGGATGCTGAAACTGTATTATTCCAGTTTGTGTAGAGTGTTGTTGTTCTTCTTCAAACATACGATTGAAGACTTCGCGATTAAAGTCTTCACTGAATTTCTTACCACCTTTTTTACTGTTTTTTCCAGATCCTGACCCAGCTTCATCTTTCAGCCAATCTCCATACCCATCCTCGTCTGGATCTGGAATTCGTGTCTGTTCAAACAATTGGTTAAAAACAGTCATATTCAGATTTTTCGGATTCAGTTTTACAGGTTCTTCGGGCATTTTCCAGTCATTTGCAGCAGATCGTCGTTGTTCTTGTACAGTATCCAGCCCTGGAACTACACCCCCTCCTCCAGCGGAAACAGATGTATGCGCCCCTTTGACTAATTTCAGTATATCCACTAAATAAGCATAGGCACGTGTGACTGCGTCAAATGCCTCTTTTGAACCACCGGGTTTGTCTGGATGTGCACGAATTACAGCCTTTTTGTAGGCACTTTTCAGCATATCTTCGGTAAGAGCAACTTCTTCTTGAATATTCAGTACACGGAGACAGGCTGAAAAAAAATTCAGCGCTTTTTCAGATCGTTTGGGTTTGCTGACTTGCTGAAAATAATCTTGTTTGGCTGGAATTTGAGAAATCAGTTGATTGGTAGGTTGACTGGCTCTCTGTTGAAAAGCTTGAGGATGATACTGTAATTGGGCTGGCATTTTGGCTGGAAGTTGTGCTGGAAATTGTTGTTGCTGTTGCTGTTGTTGTGACTGTTGGTACTGTTGTTGTTGAAACTGTTTTTGTGATTGTTCTCCAGGAAGTGCTGGGACAGGTTTTCCGTGTCGGATGGCTGCTGCAACCTGTAAAATATGACTGTACACTCCTGCAAATTTTGCGCTCTGGACAACAGACGGATCTCCAAATACAGTTTCAATCACCTGTAATTTTTTTGCTGGATCTTGTATGACGAGTAATTTTTTGTACATTCCAAAGTGTGTTGGATCAATTTGACTATGGGCGACACCCATTCCTATGTAGAACAAATACCCCAACTGGAAACTAAATCACGCAGTTTATCCACTTCGTGCAAGATTGACAGGGTCCATATTATCATTTGGTAATGAATCTCTTGTAAATGACGTATATACTGTTACATAACCAACCACATCTGGTGTGCTATCACCAGGTGTCGGTATAACATTATTCGGTGCTTTTGTTTGAGGTGTAACAAGTTGAACAAGTCTCCACTGAACAAATACAGTTCCATCTGGTAATTTAAAATATAGATTTTTCCCAAAATCCTGTAAAAATGATTGGACACCTATAGAATATCCCACATTTCCAATTGGCTGTGAAATTGTAGTTTGATTATAAATTTCAAGATATATTGCAATTAAATCATCCGTCGTTTGACACACAAGATTTGTCCCATCAAATGTGTATGGAATTAATGTTAAGGCAAGGGCTCGTTCAATATCCACCATTGGATATACCCATACAGTATTAATAATTGTAATATAATATCCTATTTCGGGCTGTATCTGTTTCAATTGCCGTAAAGACATTTCTATCTGTATGTTAAAAAATAGTAAACCGTAATAATTAATGACGTTTACTATCAAACCATTCCTTGGGGAAGTGTGAAGGCTCTGCTTTATAGCCCTGCACGACAACAAGATTTTCCAGATAGTCAAGATTATTATTATCACTATCAATATTTACATATTCCACTTCATCATCAAGTGTCCATCCGTGTGTTTCATTAATTTTCTTGATGACCTTATAAATATTTTCATCAAGAAAGTCGTCTTGGCGTACAATATGCTTCTTCGCCTTATTAACCAGGTATTGACCAGAGTATGTTTGTCCCATTTTGGAGAGTATGTTTGTATCCTATCATATCACATCGCTTACGGTCAATTTTTAACTTCACGCACTTCAACAACATTTCCAATAGAAAGATGTGTTGGCTCAGGTTGAATAGGCGGTGGAGGCGGTAGTGGGGAAGAAGGTGGTGGAGAAGAAGGTGGAGGAGAAGACGGTGGGGATGGTGGCGGAGACACGGGTGGCATTGTATCAAATAAATCAAATATAGAAGGCTCAGATTGTTTCAGAGTTTTTCTCGGAAATTTATTTCGTTTCTTATATGCTTCTTGAATTTCTTTCATCTCCTCCTCTTCATATAGTTTCATACGTGCCATTGAGATTCGCAAGTCTGCTTCATAGCGCTCTTGATCAATTCGTTGGCGAAGTTCACGACGTTTTTTATCAGAGGATTGTTTGTCCATTTCTCTTGCAACAGTCTGATCATGCGACATCCATCGTTTGTAATTTCGGATACATGTTTTATAACAAATAATAAAGATTAAATCAGTCAAAAAATTTACAGTATTCGTTCCTTCACTTTTTCGTAATGCATTCATTTGATCTTGAATTCCTTCAAACTTTTTGATTTTCGCATCCACTATTTTAAAATCATCGTCCGAAATTGTTTGAACAATTATCTTATCATAATATTCCTTTTCAAATTGAATCCCTACATCATTCCATTTTTGAAGAAATTCAGTGTTAATTGCAAATTGTGCATGAGGCCGAAAGAATGTATTGAGTGTAGTGATGATTAAACTCACAATTGCAAGTTGAGCGTAAATTGACTGTGCGATCAAATCTGGGGTCTGGGCTTGTGCAGTTGTAATGGCTGTTAGAAATGTAATCACGAGATTGATGGGTGTTGAAATTTGTGACCAAAATGCACTTGCGACATATTTTTTCCAAAAGTTATATCCAATATCACGGTCAATCTTCTTGATTAAAAAATCTAGTTTTCCAAATTTCTCGTCCATTAATTCAGTGCGTTGTTTTATTACATCTTGTGTTGTACCCGCAGGGCTCATTCTAGTGAGAAATGAATGAATAATTCCTAGTTTTCGGGCGCAGAAGAAAGATAGACGCGCAACCGTTCAGGAGTAAAGAGAGGAATATAGGCTTCACATTCCCACGTTTGTTTGCGACCAGCTGTAAAGAGTTTGAAAGACGATGGCCAGAGGTGTGATGCCAAGCGAGGGATTCCGCTAAGTCGCCTATCACGAATGAGCCACCAACTTTGAAGGGGAAGCACAAGTGCAAGTTGTTCTTGTGGCTGGATTTGTGGAGTAGTTCCTTGTTTGGAGCGAGGAACTGTGTCTTGTTTGCTGAGCCAGTTGTACAAGTCTGACCATAGGGGTGGTACAAACCAGTGGAAACACCATTCACGATCTATGTCACCCCCCGTATAATATTGGTAGACCCAATCAAGACCAACACAGTATTCACGACAGATACGGGAAATATCTTGCTCGCACGTAGCACCTAGCCAACGCTCATTGTAGATCGCAATCCAGTCATCCAATAACGCAGCCTTTGTTTTAGGCGTTTCACCTTCTATAATTTGTGTATACGGTCGCATAATAGCAAGTTCTTCACATACACGCAAGGGCATCTTATTCCATTCATCAATCGTGTGTTCAAGGGGACTAGATCCACGTGTACGACTGTGTCTTTGATTATACTTTGTTGTACAGTGTTGTGTCATCCATTCAGGTTCGTTTCTAGCAAACCATTCAATACATGCAAGTAATGCTTTATGATTCCACGATTTTGTTTGACAATTGATTAAATTACCATGTTGGCCTCGCATGTCTTTGAGCATTGCAAGAAGAATATCGTGACCGCCGTCTTTGAGTTTGAGTGTAAGACCATGGGGCAAGAAGTCATTTCCAACAAAGGACATTGCCATACAATAATCAAGTAAATAGTCCTCATCTTGTCCAGATGATAGAACTTGACGCAACTTGTGAATACTAAACCAGCGATATTCTTCCTCATCAAATGCATTGTATTGTACTTCTCCACACTCTATTGCCTCACGAAAGAGCCATAATTCCTCCACTTCTTGAAGTAAACTTAAGAGAATCAAATCAGCATCTAATCCATAAATGACGTGACAGTCTCTAGCGACAGTCTTGCGTAACGCAGCCATCGCCTTATGTTCACCTTCACCTGGTTCATCTGCCGTACTGACAACCCATTTCACACCAGATGTTTTTGTGGCGTGCAATGCTACACCAAGACGTTCCATAAATGCAGTTCCAGGAGTGATGGCATTTGTGTCCCATCGTGGGCCACCCACTGATTTTCCAATCCGAACTTCTTCTGCAGCGGTCCAATGACTTTTGAATCGTCGCAGACGCTGTTGGCGCATTTTGGCCAATGGAACAACCCCGTCTACGCCAACAAAGACTTGTTCTGTGGGTGCAACAATTGTGACAACCTTTTTAAGATACTTACAAACATCTTGAATTAAATGATCTTCCCATTGTATTCGTGTTTCTTCACCAGTATAAGGCCGAGCACCAGGTCGGCGAATACAATGATAAATCATACAGTTAAAATCCACCCATAAATGGCTTGGCTGTTTTCCTTTGCGTACTTTATTTAATAAGCCCGGAATCCGGTCGCATAACTTTTTATAATACGATGGAATACCCATACTAAACAGGAAGACGTTCTATGTCATCATATTTTGAACGAGTTAGATCAATTTTATCGGACACTGTCGTGCCAACTACCCAAGAATTTCTTCGTGCACTTCCAGATTCCATATTTTTGGGCACAGCATTTTTTGCACTTGTTACACAGAATTTTCCTCTTGGAGTACTGACTCTTGCTATTGCTGAAATGGCAATGATTCAACGAGTTTTAGGAAGTATTGTTGGAATCGTGCAAGATAATCCAATTAAATCGTATTCTAATAAGTGTTCTGCTGGAATACCAAGTCCCTACCAATTGTCTATGGTTGGAACATTAATGTCAGAAGTGTCATTTCCGAGTGGACCAGTATTCTTACTCACAGCCGTCATTACATATTGTTTAACGAGCACAATTAATTTCCAACAGGAACTGGAAGAACTCGGTAAAAAAGAGCCAGAATGGAATGCACGCATTCCCTTGGCTGCTACATTTAGTGTATTATTACTCGTGTTATATGCGCTATGGAGATATATGAGTCAGTGTGAAGGTATGTTTACAATTCTCGGATCAAGTGTTCTTGGTGCAATTACCGGATTTATCATATATCTCATCCATTTATATTTGTTTGGCCGAGATTCAGTGAACTTTTTAGGACTTCCCTTATTGGCGGACCGTGCTGCAAATGGAACACCGCTGTATGTGTGTGCGAAGCAGGAGTAGGAAGACACAAGATATAAACATGTGCAGAGTAGAGTGCGACCATGGCATCCGTGGTTGGTGATTTTATTCTGACAACAAGACACATAATTGCGCAAGGCTTTCGTAGTCTTCCGGTAATATTGGGAGGGGCAATTGCAGTTCTAGGTCTTACACAAGGAAATTTTAACTTGCTGTTTTTCTTCGTCGGTCTCTGTATTTTGACACCGACTGCAACACTTATTGTAAATGCAATCTGGGAAACAGCATTTTCACCCACATCTGTATTGCCTTCTTGGTTGAAAATTCCAGAGGCACTATGGTTAGTGCCAGCTGCAAATGCAGAACAATGCGCACTTGTGGCAACAGGGGCTATGGCTGGAATTCCAGGAGCTGCAAATACAGTCCCAAGTTATTGGTTAACAATGATGGCATTCTTCTTTTCTTATTTAATCTTTAATGCATATGATCTCTATAAAAAGCAAGAAGTAAGTAATGCAATGCCACATGCAGTTCAAGCACGTACAAATCAAGCACTTATGAGTATGATTATCGTAGGCGGTTTGGCAACTACATTTACAGTGATTCGGTTTGGAACGTCGTGTGAAGCCCCATTGTCTGTACTCATCTCTGGCTTATTGGGAACTGGATTGGCATATGGATGGTTTACGTTTATGCGAAACTGCGGATTAGGACGATTGGATGATTTGTTTGGAATCAGCAATCGGATCATGCCACAACAAAGTATGGAAGAGCGTCCTCCTACTGTGTGTGTTCCCTCTACAAGTTCATAAGAACCGATAAAGTCACCGATAAAAATTGACGACACCGAGTTCCTTGTTTCTGAGTACAAATCTACGCAGAAACAATGACCGACAAGTTTGTAATTCGTCTTATTCGCGATACCAAGGATGCTGAAAACGATGATGTGATCCGGATTACACCCACTTCAAATGGCAAGTATCAAGTTGAACTTGAAACTGCGGGTTGTGGTCAAGTAAACACGCAACAAAAGAAAAACTATCTCAAGGGTATGAGTTTTGATGCAGTGCAGAATTATGTAAAAACTCTTCTCTTCCTTCTTCCGATTGATGATGATGGATATCATTTCATACAAGTTGATATGCCGTGTATGCCAGCCATTCTTCTTACTACTGATAAACTTCATTGCGATTGTCTCACAGAAACAATTATGGATTATATGAATAATATTGAATCTGTTTGGTCAGAAAATGAAGAAAAACAAAAGCCCCGTGTCATCCCCCCACCGCTTCCTGCAGGTGCACGTCGCCACATCTTCTTTGACGAAGAGGGCGGAATCTCACACATCAAGACGAGCTTTTATGAATAAAACCATACTATAAAGTAGGAGAGTATGGGAGATCAATTAAACTTACTTGGAAGTCATACAATATCCTTATTTAGAAGGTATGTTGAATCTTTACCATTATATGATAAATTTTTATTAGAACAATATACTCATCACGGTGACATAATCATAAATACTTTTTTACGTGGTGATGACACTATTCATACATATGCAGGTAATATCATATATCCTGATTATAATATTTGGGTTGCAGATTTTGTTTGTATATTTCTAAAAGAAATATATGACGAAGTGCATGAAGGGAATGCGAAGATTGATATCATAGAAAATTATTTTCAAGTAAAACAAATACGAGATATGCGTGATTCTTTTGTAAATAATAGAGAAAATGAGAAAAAATTAATAGCGTTTAGAGAGTTATATAAAAATGATATATATTCGCATATAGAGGCAAAAGTGCACGCAGATGATATAGAATATTTTCGTAGACTTACATATACAATTGTTAAAAAAATGTATATGATTATAACAAGAGCTCCGCACAGTAATAAAGTATTTACAGTCTATCGTGGTGTAAAATCATTATACCTAGATCCTGATCCAACAACAATTTCAAAACTCACCTCGTTTCATTCTACAACATTTGATTATAAACAAGCGTTAATATTTGGAAAAAACGGATACATATATATATTTAAAGTTCACCCAGATTGTAGATATATTTATTTAGAATCTTTAACGATACATCATGAAGAAGAAGAGATATTATTTACCCCAGGAAACCGTTACGCCTTTGTGTCTGAAGAAGATGGTGTTCTAACATTTGCGGTGTTGCCACCGGAACGAGGGTATAAATTTCCAGAAACATATGACACATACAAGAAATATTTACGAACGATTGCAAAAGAAAATGAATTGGCAAAAAATAATAAAGTATTACTTGCTAGAGTACGACCACCAATGGCGCGCAGAGGAGGTACACGAAGACGAATAAGTCGTATACGGGCGACTCGTCGTAGAAAATCTATGAAACAGCGTGGTGGTGAAGGAAATGAACAAAATCGTTGGACAAATGATACACCAATTGTTGAAGTAGAAAAGCGAAATGCAAATGATAAACGAATGATTCAAGATATATTGAGAGGTACAGTCTAAATACCATAGATGACTCGTAGACGAGCGAGCAGTTGTTTCCAACGTGCAACATCTTCGGGTTTGAGTTGACGTTGATCAAGCGCAAGCCGAAACATTCCAGCGAGCTCTTGAACCTCTTTTTCAATGGATCGTCTGGGATACAGTTCCAAACAATTCTCCAATACAGGACTTGTTTTTCCAGTCATTTGATTGACACGGTCATGACATCCCCACACCCATTCACGAAGGAATGCGCATCGCGCTTCGTGAGTGATGGTTCGTAAATGATCCATTCTTCGTTGCACAAGCCATTCCCGAAAATGTTGGCGGCACAGAGCGCAAGGAAGTGCGCCAGGAAGAGCACGAATCAGACCAATCCATGCATCAGCCTCATCATTACTTTGAATCAGAGTTGTTTGTCTTCCGCTACATTCTGCAAGTGTGTGAAGAATGGTCCAGAACCGCGGCCCCCATGCCTCCCTCTGCAGACCAATTTGTTTGACTGGAACTGCCATGTCAAACCTCTTACTCAACCATCGGTAAAATTGAACTCACTCCCAACCGCAGAATGAGTATACACCAACAATGCTGAAGATTTCAGACGCTCTTTTGAGCACCTTAATTCAAGCTTTTGAGCGAGAGCGCCGTAATTTATGCTACGATGCTGCAAAGATTCTTCGTGTTCCTGAAAAACAGGTGGATCAAATCGTCAAACAAGCCATGTCTACTGTGACATTCACAGTCTTTGAAGAAGATGAAAAGCGTCAAACATGTCCTATCCTAATCCAGACAGCCGTTGTATTGGAGCGATGCCGTGGGCCTTGTTTGATGGGGACTGGTCGTTGTTTGAAGCACCAGACTGTGCCAGATCCTCCAGAGAGTTCTGCAATTCCAGCGCAACTTACACGGATTGAACGAACGGATGCAATACAGCCGCCTCTCTGGTGCAATGAAGAAACGGAGGATGTCTACAATGCAGAAGGAAAGGTTGTCGGTCATTACGATAAGGATGAAAATATACTATCGCTCTTCTCATTTGAAGAGGAATAGCCAAAAGACAACACGTAAAAAAATTGAGATTTTTTTTCGGCCGAGAGTCAAGTATCAACTATGAGCGGCCAACGCAGAAGAATTATTAAAAAAACCCCGATGTTTACAATTGGTCGTAATCCTAAACAAACAAAACCAAAGCCAGGATCAAGACCAAAGCCTTGTCGCAAGAATTCTACAAACCCCAATCAAACGAGTATATTTACGTGCATGAGTTCTATACCAATTCGGATTCTCTTTGAACTTTTGTCACCTGTGCGAACGTTTACAGTACGCCATAAGCGTGTTCAAGAGTTGGAAGCATGCCATGCATTGTATGAAACAGCAAAAACCGCATTTCCCAGTCTTCCCTACAGACATCTTCATTATGAACTTAATTGCAAACAATATTGGCTGAAGATGGAACAAAAATGTATTGTAGCATTACGTAGACTAGTAGGAATATGGTTATACAAACGATACAAAACACGATTCTTGAATACAGAAGATCCAGCAACATGTGAAGTTCCAGTAAAGCCGATTCAAGTGTATGATACAAAGGCAAAGGGTACGTATGTATTTGAGGCACTGACTCTGAAGAAGCGCATAGAGTCATCCTTATCCTATTCAGAATGGATTGTACCATATCCAGCAAAACCTAATAATCCTCTGACAAATATAAAGTTTACGGATGCACAATTACTAAAAATTATCATGGAACTTCGCAAACATGGATATGGCTCTTGGATATTTGAAAGCTATAAACGGCTTGCATTTAATATTGTGAGTTTTCACGATATATTTATAGTCCCAATTAAACTTCGTGCCTTGTATGATATACTCCGTGATCCAAATCATGAAGATATTATTGATTTACTCTCTGAATTTATTGAGGACGAATTTGACTTTCACGAACTTGCAACACAATCGTACCGTTCTCTTCTACCATGGGCAGTAAAACATCTTCCTCACCATCCATACATTCAATCGTGGAGAAAACTGTTTAGTATGTATATGTCCAATATGATTATTTATGGAACAAATGAACATAAGCTACATACATTACTGGATACAATTCATGATGAATCACATACATTGTTCTCAAATAAGAAAGAAATTAAATCAATTATTCAAATACGTGTGCAACAGAATCGTGAGTTGCAGACTCGTGTTGTAACTTTGTACCCGTCGGTTTCTTTAATAATTTCTTAAACCCACTACCGCAGACTAGTTACGATTTATTTTTGAAAATCTTTGATCCTACGTGTAAGAACAAATGTGTGGCAACACATTCGGTTTTTTACGACAGCGAGTTGTAGGTTTTTTCGCACATAAAGTTCAAGCGATAGTTAATAGAATCATGACAACAGCATTGGCCTCTGCTCCCGCACACGAAATCGTATCAGGGCTATGGCTAGGAAATAAAGCAGCATCAAACGAAGATTGGCTCGCAGCCCACCAAATAGACGCCGTATTTAATTGTACAAAAGACTTGCCGTTTGCGCAAACAGTCCCTCGTCATTTGTACCGAGTTCCAGTGGATGATAATCTTCAAGAGGACGAAATACGGAATCTTGAACATTGGTCTTGGGAAGTTGTGTATAAGATGCGAAAAGAGCATGCATCAGGAAAACGAATCCTAGTGCATTGTTTTGCAGGAATGCAACGCTCGGCAGCAGTTATGGCAATGTATTTAATTGCAACATATCGCTGCACAACTGATGAAGCAATTGCATTTATTAAATCTCGCCGCCCTGTTGCATTTATGGGATCTGTGAATTTTTATCCAGCCATCAAACGTTTTGAAGAGAGTTATCGTCAAATGATTGCAAAACAAAATGCATATTCATCCTATCCAAGAATTCCTCTACCGACGGATCAAGTCACGAATACTTAGAGTGTATCAGGTTTCCGTTTTTCAACCCATTCCATCATCATATTGTTCCGAAATGTGGAATAACCCCCCATATTGACTGCAGACCAAGGAATTCCTCCAGAATTTGTTTTCGCTTCACCCTCATTTGCAACACCATACAGATTGGTCACTGCACGTTCATAAATAGGTGCGTGTGATAAGAGTAGTTTTGGCCCAGTAGTTTTTTGAAGTTTTGTAGTTACCCATTGTAGTTCATTTATAAAAAACCGTGTATAATCTTTACGATCAATTTGTTTATATTGACCTATATGACACCAAGTATAAATTTGCCGTGTAACATCATATGGAATTCCGAGTGGAGTTGCTAAAATCGTAATATTCGTATACGGAACAGCATATTCCATTTTTTGACAAAAGACGGTTCTCATCAAATTCCAGTTACGAATAGATTCGTAATACTGATCCGCACGCTCATTCCACGTTGCCAAGTTATTTGGTTGTGACGAGTATTCTAGACCACCAGGAATCCAAAAGATTTGACTATAATGATCGTCTGCCCATTTGAAAAAATCACGTGTCTTTACACAATATGGTTGGCCAATATTTCCACACAAGGCCAACATTTCACCTGTTGGTTGTAATAGTGTTTTATTAATTTTATATGTATTATTGTGAACATGTAAATTGCTTGCAATTTGCATACGCAAGATACCACGTTTGAGATAAGAAGACATTCCTATAGTAGTATGTACTCATTATTTTAGACCATTTTAACTAACAACGAATCCCATCTTTACGTTCCTTTAATACAATTAAATAGTTGATCTGCAAATTTAATGAAGTTAACATTGCAAATGAACCAAACCGTAGGAAATTTGACCAACCAGACATTTCTACTTCACCTTCTTATCCTTACCTATGCGTCAAATCTTTAGGACTTTATTTGACCAGTGTAGACTTCAAGAGTTCGTGCACTAGGATCGGTCGCACCAGGTGTCCATTGTGGCATCCAATGATAGGGGACAATGGTTCGTTCGGCTTGTCTATAATAGCGATCAAATATGACGCGATAATAATATGCCTCTGCAGTTTTGGGAGGTAAATGTTTGAATGTAGCGGCCTTGACAGCCCAGTCTTCTCCAACCTCTTCCAACGCCTTTTCTTGGCAGATTTCATACCATGACTTTTCCTTTCCACTTACACCATCGCTAAATGCTTCCTTACGACGGAATAAGACTGTATCAGGGAGTAATCTATCGTCTACAAAGGCACAACGTAAAATATTCTTCTCAATTTGTTTACTACGGATGCTGCGACGAAGACTTGTTGCAACGGAGCGAGCAACGGCTACAAATTGCTTGTCCAAGAAGGGAGTACGTGGTTCAAGACCGTGACTGGAAATGGATCGGTCTGATCGTAAGACATCAAAGAGATGAATGTCTTGTAAGAGACGTGCCGATTCTGCTTCAAAGGCTTCATCACTCGGTGCATTGTAGAAATACATGTAGCCTCCAAACACTTCATCTGACCCATCGCCATTGAATACAACTTTACAATCCGTTTGTTTAGCGATTTCCTTGCTGACCAAGTAATTTCCAACAGAAGCACGGACAGTTGTAATATCATATGTTTCAATTGTTTGAATGACTTCAGGAATGGCTGCGAAAAAGTCATCAGGAGTCATGATGATTTCATGATGTTCAGATCCAATAAATTTGGCAACCATTTGTGCGTGACGCAAGTCTTCAGATCCTTTGAATCCAATACTGAATGTTTTAAGAGGAGATTTTCCTGCTGCGACAAGTTCACGTTGGACGAGTGCTGCAATGAGACTACTGTCTACACCACCACTCAAGAGAGCAGCGACAGGGCGTTCTGTCATGAGGCGTTTACGGACTGCTGTGACAAGTGCGTCATGAATGGCATGTTCGGCGGCATCCTTATTTGCGAGTGAAGGATGTTTTAGCCAAGGAACAGTATGATATGGTTCAAATCCAATGCGATCTAATGTATCCAAATTATAGGCTGCATAATGGCCAGGTGGGAACGGTTCAACGATAGCACATTCGGCCAAGCTCAAGGCTTTCATTTCGCTCGCAAAGACGATTCTGGCAATAGGAATCTTTCGCCCATCTGCTCCAAGGATTCCAGCGCGTGATGCGTCAAATTCATTTGGATCTCCAAGGACATATCCAACGAATAAGGGCCGTACACCATACGGATCACGAGCAACAAATGCAGTATTGGATTCGGTGTGAACCATAATGGTCGCAAAAACACCATCCAAACTACGGAAAAAGGTTGGGGCATCGGTTTGAACGGCCAACTTTGTAAACAGAGGCGCAAGGACTTCACAGTCTGATCCTGTTTGAAGTTCAATTCCAAATCGTTTGGCAAGATCCGCATAGTTATAAATCTCACCATTACAGACGGTGTAGAGTTTATGTACAGAATCCACCATAGGTTGCATACCATCCGTTGTCAAACCATTAATTGCGAGACGAGTGAAACCGAGTTGAAACTGATTTCCAGCGACAATACGTGCGTCTTCTGGACCACGTGCGGCAAGTTTTTGAAGGGCTGCTTTTGCAACCGATTCAGGGACAGGCTTCCCAAGGACTCCCCAAATACCACACATTCTTGTATGTGATATTTATGGTTTGTTTAGATAGATTAGACGGTACGAGTAGATCGTCTCTTTTTCTGCAAACGTCGTCGTCTTGTTTTATGACCGCGTCGTTTTCCTCCAATAGAAGCACGACGTACTGTACGGTTTGTGTTTGCATTTGAATTATTGTTTGAATTTCGTAATAAAATCGCAGTTTGTAATTCTGTAAAAATTTCCTCCGCGTTTCGTGATTTAATATTCTCTACATTCGTATCTTGTACTTCATTCAAAATATACTGTGCTTGGTTTAATAACGTTTGACTACTTGCATTATTTATAAGATATTGAATCAGAAACTCTTTTGAACTTTGTTTGAGTTTTAAATTATTTATAAGAGCACGTAATTCATCTTTCTTTTTACCAAATGCAATACTGACAGTATTTTCATTAATTGATTCTGCAATACGTTCAGTAAGATTTGCAATAGGATTAATGAATGCCCCTCTATTTTTAATTCTATAAATAGAAACTATGTCCCCTATTTTTGTATCTAATTCATAAACGGGTATTAATTTTCCAGTTTTTTTATCAACCTTAAATTTAGGAACTAATTTTCCATTTTTTCTTTCTAATTGTTGTCTACTAAAATCTCTAAAAAAATCTCTGTAATTTATAGCACGTTTATTTCTCTCGGTGCTTGCAATAGAATTATAATACATATATCCATCTTTTTCACGTGTTGCAGAGACCCAATGACCCCCGCCCAGATTAATTAAAAAGCCGTATGTATCTGGCTCATCTTGTTTTGGACGTTCAATTATATTCATGCTGATTGCCTCATATCCTGCAATATTTAAAGCCGCTATTAAAATATCAATGGCATAGTTTTCTGCCGCTTGACATAACTCACGTGCATCTTTCTTTCTTGTTTTTCTTAATTCTCGCTGATAAAGATCACATATTTGTGGAAGATTGAGTTGTGTATCATCAGTTAGTTTTGGATCAACATCTAGACGTTTTAATAGTAAACCACCATCTTTTACAAATCGTTGACGATGAAGTAAATTATTTAGTGCATGACGACCACAACTTAGTTGAGAATCTTGTCCTTCATAATATGTCGCCGTACCAACTGTACCTTTTATTAAAACTGGTTTTTCAGCTGGTGGTAGCGGAGCAACTGGTTTCGTAGAAGGAGCAACTGGTAGCGGAGCAACTGGTTTCGTAGAAGGAGCAGGTGGAGCAGTAATAGGTGCGCGAGGTACAGGAGCAGGAACAGGAGCGCAGGTCGGCAATGTCCAGTCCGCAGGGCGATTCGGTATTTCACAGATTGTTTTATCTATCCATTCAAACACAAATGCCGATCTAGTTTCATCAAGTTTCGTGTTCTCTATAACTAGTATGCCAACTGGTTCATAATGATCTTCTCCTACACGGCCTATGAAGATTGTTTTACAGTCTTGTGATTGAACAGGTAGGGTTGTATCTAATACAGCACCTGCATTTCCAATGTTTATATAAATAATATTGACCCCAAAATACCATGCAATAGCAAAGCCAGCCAACATTGAGATTTCTCTAGGCGGTGTCGCTGTAAGTTCTTCCGCAAGATTTTCTGGCGTGTATTTTTTAGTTAGTATAGATGGCATTTCTTTCGCAATATTTCCTACATTTTCACGACACAAATTACGAAATCCTTGTACTACTATTTGTCGGTTATTGAGAGAAAGCATTCTATACTTTGGACTCATGCAGCACAAAAATGCATCAAACCAACAGTTGTTTTTATCTCCGCTGGCTGAAATTCGTGTGAACTGACCAAAGGATGGTATTTGAAGATATGATTTTGAGTTGGCAGTGTTATCCTCTTGCAACTCTCCGCTTGTCGGTTGTTGTACAAAGATGGGAGATGATTTTACATTTCCTGTGCGAAGTATACCAGCTGTTCTATCCTCTCGTCTATTTAATAGGATTGTTTCTAAATATTTAACTGGATATACTATAAAAAGGCCATCACCATCCTCAACCATTCCTGGTGGGATTGGTTTCCGTGCTTGCACAGCACTTGACATTCTATTTATGAGTGGGTAGAATAATCTATCATGATATACTAGAACCGAAATGCCCCTTGATGCAAGTGATCGTATTCGCCGTACGCAAGAAACAACTATTTTTACAGGATTTGCAATTCAGCGTCAAACACTTCAACCAGGTGTAAATGTTAGTACGTGTGCGACATTTTACACCTCCACGCTCTTCAAGTATCCATCCTATGAATATGGAACGCAAGTGGAGCAAGGCCGTGTCTATTTCAGTACGTGCCAGGGACTCAACAATCGCTAAGAATAGGATATGGAAGGAAGGCCTCCATTGCGTGCTGTCATCCTAGACAATGATGAAACAACCGGATCATACGGAATTGTATTTGCAATCTTATCTGCACTGCAAACAATTCCAAATCTACAAATGACAACTGTTGCAACAATTCTCCAGCGTCTCGGGACTTGGATGTTACGAAATCACGTATTCCGACCGGGTCTTCGGCTTTTTTTAAAAACAATTTTAGAATTAAAACTACAAGACAAAATTGATGTTGTAATTATGTATACCAATCAAAAAGAAGAAGCAATTCCAAGTTATTATGATGCAAATGATACTGATTATTTGCCCCTTTTATGGTCTGTTCCACTTAGTATTGCCTATATGTTTTGTTATTTAATGGGGGATAATGTGATCAATGTTATTCTGAGTCGTCCAGAACATGTACAACGACATACCAATCAAATTATATTCAAACACTGGACACGTGTATTTGAATTATTTCCAGATCGGCCCTTGGATATTCGGTCCATGATCTTTTTTGATGATGTAGCATCTCCAAAGTATATTTTATCACAAGGTATTCCCAAACACGCTGTGCAAGATGATTGTTGGCGTCGTGTGCCCCCCTATTATCGTAAATTGAGTGATCGTGAAATTTATCAGTGTCTGCAGCATTGTTTGAAAGACAATGAATTAACAGACAGATTATTTGAGAGAGTGTATGCGTATTATATTTATAAGTGTCCATCACACACTTCATCACCAAATACGAGGATTTTTATGGAGGCTGCTGAGGCGTGTCAAGCAAAATTTGGGGCAGTAGAAGTGAACGTATCTGAAATTCCCTCGCCGTTGCCAAGCCCCTAGTATCTAAACAAATACAAACTAATTCAGCCATAGAAATAGAATGTCTATGACTGAAGGAAATGAAAAGCCTCTCAAGGAGCGTTTACAGGAAAGTATGGAAATCTTGTCAAAAGTCAAACAACTTGGAATTGCAGACACTGATCCAGGATACAAGGCCTTGTCGGCAAAATTCAGCGAGTGGGTAAAAACAGGAGAACCTTGGACGGGCAAGGTTGATTTTGAATTGTGGAATCGTCGTGCACATGTAATTTTACCACGAAAAGCAGGAACTCCAGCCAAGTGTAATTTGTTGCAGTATAAGTTTTAATACCCAAACAAGAGACTTGCACGACCACCATAGATTTTCAATATATTGTATGTTTCGGCCCACATGTACATCCAAAGTCGCTGTGCAGTCACACCATTTGTCGCAATTCCAAGACGCACATCTTTTTTCATAATACGACCCATATTGACTTGACCCATAGGAACACTTGGAGGAAAATATCCGGCTTGTGTTCCAAATGGAATACAGTACATGTAGCGATTGTGCCAAGGAGACTTGCGTTCTTCAAGTGATGGTAAAATGCTGCGATACAGTGCGCAGTTTTCAGTACTTGTTTTTACGTGTGATCCTTCGTACAATAATTCAATACTTGTAATTGGTTCAGAACCTCGTGTACTAAATCCAGGAACAAGCAGTCCAGGAAATCCAGCGAATAAACCACTACAATCGGGCCACCAAGGTGCGTGCAAGACACCTACACCAGAGAGATCTCGTGTGGCCAAGAATGGTGCGTTGTAAGGAATTGCATTGTAGTTTTGCGCCATGAAAAAGAGCTGGCGTGTTGGATTGGGAAGTTCAAGAGGAATGGTTATATCACGAAATCCTTTTGTATCACGAGGTTCAATTGTATAGTGTTGTGGGATGGGTATTTCAATATCGGCAAGGCGAAAGCGATTTGCCTCGGGCTTGTCAAGATAGATATATTCAGCAAGTAAATATGTATCACCCAAGTCTAAGCGTTGAGGCATTTGGATGCCAGGAATTACATTGACATTATATTGTATTTCATTTCCTGCAGTTGTGTACAACCCAGGTATAAATTGACCTTGACCAGTGGGAGCTTTTTCATAAAACTGGCTGCCCAAGAGAGGCCATAAGGCAGATCCCTCAGTCGTAGGTACGACTGCTGCTGCGGGAGCACGAGATTGAGTATAATACAGTCCATTGACTCCTCGGAATTGTATTCCAATACGGATTTGATCTACATTGATTGCATCCACGGGAAGTGCTGCGCCAAGATCTCCACGGCTAAACCAGAACGGAAGAGGGACAACAACCTGTTGGGGTGTTGGCGAATAACCAAATGATCGTTCAGTGAAGCCGTTTTGTTTACGACAGATAAGTGTATTCATATTGACAATTTTTTCAAGTGGTGTATCATATTCATCCATCACTTCCAAAAGTCGTGAATCAAGTGTTTCAACACGTGCACCTCCAATGTCCACTGTTGCTTGTTGGACGAGAGCGTGACCGAGGGAGTTGGTCCAACCAAAACGGGGACCAGCAAAGTTTGCGTCTCCACCAGCAGCCTCCAAAGCCGCCGCTTGAACGGAATAAATATCGGGCATTGTTGTGACAAGATAAAGGCGTGTGAGAAGTTCACCTTTTGTAGGGATTTCGCAAAAGGCTTGTTGGCCGAATTGTGGTTTTTGTAGGAAATCTAGGCGATGCCATTGGGTTGTCATACGACCTGCACGAACAAGAATACGGACATAGGCTGAAACATCCTTTGGACCGAGTGTAGGTAAAAGTCGCTGATCCTGTGGACCGCTGTGTAATAAGCGCACCAGAGAGGCCACCATCTACAGTTCTAGGAGTATTATTAAAGGACATCTTTTGATGGCCTCTAATAATATGAATAATGGTTGTTGGCTTCTAAAATCCACCGAGCTGAGTCCATACAAGATCTTCCATATCACGAAGATAGATACAGAGCATTTGAAGCCATTCATATTTCTCTTCGTAACTCATACGACGATTATCAAAGAGTTCATAAATATCGGCACGAAGTTCATCACGGATGGCTTTGGGAAGTTGAGTTAATACACCAAACATACAACTACGAATGTGATTTTCGGCATTGCGATGTAATGAAGAAAATGCTTGAGGATTAATTGTTTCAGTTCTACAGTATTGATCCATTAAAACTTCTGAAGAATGTTTCAATACGCTATTTTGGATTGCCCAATGGGAAAGTCCAAGTGCTTGCCAATCTCGTTTTATATACAACATTCTATCTATAAAACTATTGTGTAATTGTTCTAAGTACTTAGTACTGTTTTGATTTGTGCAATGTCTGCAAGAAATTCGTGGTGAACAAATGGGCCAATAGGACTATGATGGACGAGTGGTACTAGAACAAGATGACTGATTTCAGCCTTGGGATGAACACGGCGATTGAGTATCAAATCACTTACAGTAAGAGGCATTTCATCGTAGAGTGATGTGTATAGATCGTATTTACTTACTATTTTTAAAAAAGTTGTAAGAGTGTGAAAATCATAGACAACAATAACATATCCCCCCTGTACGATTGTTGTGATTGGTTTACAGATACGTGAAAGTCGGTTGATAAGACGAGGATCAACATCAGATACATGAAACAGTTCTTCAACTGCTTCGCGTAGAGCAGTTTGCAGATATAATTCACCGCCCTCTCGTTTTCCTCCAATTCCTGTAATAATTGGGTCTGATTTGTGGGGTTGATACCCAGCCAAAATATGTGTATTTGTTACAAATGCGACACCTGCAGCATCAAAATCGTCTAAGATTAACGATTCTGTAATTGATCCCCACCCAACTGTTTTTTTGGATTGACATGCTCCCATTCTTACAGTGTCTTGCTGGAATGTGTTTAAGAGCTGAAAACCTTATTGACAATTCCATTCTGGAATCGCACCCAATTCATTGCGAGGCTAAAAATACACACCTCAAATTCCATTGTAATTCCCTCGGTTTCATTGGCGTCTGGGGGAGGAGGCCGAATGTCCATACGAATGCGCACGTCTGTGGAGCGACTTGCATTCATCCATCCACTTGGATTTTGTTGGCCAGGTCTTTCAGCAAAACAATAGCCATAGACAAATGCATTGTATGCAACAAGACCACCACGATGGTGTTTCGCAATTTGACGACGAAAATGCTCACCTTCTGCCTCAATAAGAGTTATACCATTAACCTGTATTGTTGCTGAAACAAGCATACTTTGCAGAGGATAATAAATGTCTGAATTTGGGGCAAAGATTTCAGATTCCAGCCGATTGCTGTAATTGGTCCACTCATTATTGATAGCAACACCTTTTCGCCGAATAAACCAGATAAATTCCTCCACAGGCCCATTCACTTCAATGGGAAACTGTAAACGGACAACTCCTGAAGCGGGCGTGTTGACAATATATTTTTGCGGTTCTGTAAAACGAAATGTCTGAAGTTCACGATACATTCGTTCAAATGGCGAGTGGATCATTGCTTTACGGAGTTT